CTTCTCTAGAATTGATAGTGCTATACTCGAGACTGATACTGATGCTACTACAGATATGAATGTTTACGCCGTCAACTACAATGTCCTTCGTATCATGAGTGGTATGGGTGGACTCGCATACTCCAACTAAGTTGGAGTATACTCGTAATTATTTCATAATTTTATCGATACAGTAACTAAATGAATTAATTAAATCTATCTATTAATATTTTATTTTAATAAATAAATTTTAAAATGAATGTTATAAAATAATATTAAATTATTGTTTTAAAGCAATTAATTGTGATCTAAATGGTTCTCTTAAACCAACTGCTGCAACTATATTGACTAATTCTAAAAATCTTTCTTCTACAGATGATTCAGTATCATCTCTAACATCAACTAATTTCTTTTTATATGTATTGTTAAACTTCCAATCTTTAGTTATATCTATTAATTCTCTTAATTTATCTGAATCAGATTCAGTTGATGTTTTTAATGCAGATAATCTAGAATTCCAATTACCTCTAAAACCTAATGCTTGGACAATACGAACTAATTCATTAAATTTATCTGTAAAAGATACTTCAGGAGTAGATTGTTCAACCGGAACAGATGTCAGAATATCTTTAATATTAGACGCAACTTCTTGTACTGATACTGGTTCTGGATCTTCGGTCTCAACAGGATCTTCTTCTACTGGTGAGGGACCTTCTGTCTCAACTGATTCTTCTACTGGTGAGGGACCTTCTGTCTCAACTGATTCTTCTTCTACTGGTGAGGGACCTTCTGTCTCAACTGATTCTTCTTCTACTGGTGAGGGACCTTCTGTCTCAACTGATTCTTCTTCTACTGTTTCTTCTACTATAGTTTCTTTTATAGGTGTTTCTTCTATTAGTGTTTCTTTTATAGGTGTTTCTTCTATTAGTGTTTCTTTTATAGGTGTTTCCTCTGAGTCTTCGGCATCAGTGATTTTTACTTGAATATTAGAGTCAATTTGTTCAGATGATAAATTAGTTAAATCTAGAGTATTAGTATTAGACATTTATAATATTATATATATTTTTTTTTATATTTTTTTACTAAATTATTCAATAAAATACTTACAGTTATTTGTCCAACCCTTGGGTAAATGTGTAATATTAATTTATCTATAACATCCTCATAATCTATATTTCCAATTAATATTATTATTATAGATGTTTTCTATAATATTTATTAAATTTATTATTATTAAATTTAAATGAATTTCTCCAAAATTTTTTTCTATGCTATATTATAAAACAATATGGGAGGAGGATTAATGCAATTAGTAGCTTATGGCGCTCAAGACATCTATCTTACAGGCAACCCGCAAATTACTTTCTTTAAAGTTGTCTATCGCAGACACACTAACTTCTCTATGGAATCTATCCAGCAAACTTGGAATGGTTTTTCACAGGGAAATGATGGTCGTTGTACTGCCACCATCTCTCGTAATGGTGATTTAGTCCACAGAATGTATTTCCAAATTGATATGGGAAATAATAATGCTTCATTTCAATCAAATAATCCTGGTGCTGCTTGGATTAATAATGTATCCGTAGAAATTGGTGGTCAAACTATTGATAAACATTATGGTAAATGGTTAGAAACATGGGCTGAGTTAACCGAACCTAATCCTACTGGGATTGCTGCTGGTAGAAATCAAAATGCGAGTGGGACGGCGATGGCTGAGACCCGCGACTATCAAAACACTCTTTTCCAAAGAATGGCTGGTTATGGTGGAGTCTGCGGTCCGATGACTGGAGCCCCTTCTGGAGATTATCTTAATTCCGGTAGATATTTATATGTTCCTCTTCAGTTCTGGTTCTGCAGAAACCCAGGTCTTGCTCTTCCATTAATTGCTCTTCAATATCATGAAGTTAAAATTATCTTAGACCACGCAATCGGTTCGACTTATCACGCAGTTGGAGGAGCTGGTGCTGATCAATCACTCTGGGCTGATTACATTTATCTCGATACTGATGAAAGACGTAGATTTGCTCAAGTCAGTCACGAATACTTAATTGAACAATTACAACATCAACTATCATCTGGTCTTAATATTGATCTCAACTTCAATCACCCTGTTAAAGAACTTATATGGACAGGTCAATGGAAACCCGTTTCTAACAGTACGGACGGCGCGCATGAAGGTTATTCTAAATCCTTAATCGCGCCCGGCATGGGACCATTCACTGCTACGCCCACGTACTTACTTAAATTAAATGGTCATGACAGATTCTCTGCTCGCCCAGTAACCTATTTCACTCAAACACAAATATGGCAACACCACACTGGTCCAGGTGGTCTTAATGTGTCAAGCAGAACATACACCAATGCCTCTGATTCTAACAGTTTCAATGATTCAATTGCTGTATACTCTTTTGCTCTTAAACCCGAAGAACATCAACCATCTGGCACTTGCAACTTCTCTAGAATTGACTCTGCTCAACTTATTAGAAATGCCGGGTCCATCACGGAGCAATATGAAATATATGCTGTTAATTATAATGTTCTCCGTATCATGAGTGGTATGGGTGGTCTCGCTTACAGTAACTAAGTTACTAGAACTAAATAATTAAAACCATTCTAATTCTCTTATTTCTAAATTATTAAAGTAATTATAATATTCTTTTTTAGTATATATTTTTAAATTTAAAGAATCAATATCAGATCCTTTACTTGTAAATTTAGAATTATGATTAAATATATAGTCAATATATTTAATCCTATTCAAATAACCTCTTGCTCTTTTTAATTTCCATTCACATCGCATTGCTTCTTTTTTACATATAAATCCATCTATAATACATATGGGTTCCCATTGATTTAAACCTTTATTTCTTGTTGTATATTTAGCACCACCTTTTAATATACAATTATGCTGTTTCCATCTCCTTTCGAAGTCATTCGTATATCCAATATATGATTTATTATCATTTTTCAATAAATACACTAAAAACATTTAAAAATTTGATTAATATGATTATTAATATATAAAATAATATGTCTTTAAAGTTAATTTTAGGATGTATGTATTCTGGAAAAACTACTGAAATCCTTAGAATTGTTAATTCACTAAAACATATAGATGAAATACCTTTAATTATTAAACCCGTCATAGATAATAGATATTCTATAGATAAAATATCAACTCATGATAATATTGAATATGATTGTAAAACTATTAATAATTTATCTGAATTAAAAAATATAGAAAATAATTATATTATTATAGAAGAAGCACAATTCTTTAAAGATTTATATTTATTTATAATTCATCAAGTTGAAATTAATCGTAAAAATGTTATTGTAGTAGGATTAGATGGTGACTCGAATAGAGAAAATTTCGGTGATATTCATAAATTATTACCTCTATGTGATGATATTATTAAATTAAAAGCTTATTGTTCCATATGTAAAAATGGTACACCTGGAATATTTTCTAAAAGAATTAATAAAAAAAATAAAGATACAGTATTCGTAGGATCTGATAATGATTATATTGCAGTTTGTAGGAGATGTTACCTTAGTTAATATAAATATTGATTTATTATTAATTATTCTAATTAATATAAATATTGTGTTTTTCACAAGTATCTTTAATTGAATCTTTAAATCTAGTTACTAATGGATCATATGTTTCATATGTTTCATAACCACCTATACATTCTCTACATTTAGAACATATATCACATTTACATTCATTCATAATTAACTTTCTTTTTACATCTGATTTTTTTTCTAATTCATCATCTAAATCATCACCAGATTCATCATCTGATTCAGATGAATCATTAATACCATCTAATATTTCATCTGCTGTATTAAATGATTCATTCATATCTTCATCTGTCATGGGCACCATTAATCTATAAATTAATCCACATATAATATGATCACCAGATAGAATGTTTTCATGATCTTCTTCGGAATGTTCACATATAATATTTGATATTTTTAAAGCACTATTAACTTGTGCTAAATATACTTTAATAATATTATGTATGGCTTCATCTTGTTTCTGATCAACTAAATTCATTATTAAATATATATAAATTAAATATATGAATTAATCAAATTTAATACTTATTAAATAAAAAAGATAAGCAATTAATAAACCTAATATTATGCCACATAATAATTGTATTAATGAATGTTCTTTTATAAAATATTTCATAAATAATGATATTAATCCTATAAAAATTATGATTAATTTAGTTTTTATTTTAAATCTATTCGTAAATATTAGATAAAATACTATAAAACTTAATATTGTTGCTCTACTAGAAGGCATACCATATGTTTTTGATATGGATGGTCTTGATTGTTTAATAAGTTTTTTTAATAATTTAGCAATAAATTGTGAAAACAATATACCACTCATCAAAAAAATAACATTATTATCTTTCATTTATTAATTATTATATAATAATATTAATTAATTATTGCTCTGCATAATGGACAACTAATATTATTATCATTTAACCATGAACCTAAACAATTTTTATGAAACATATGATCACAATTAAGTTTATTTAAAATGTCTTCATTTTTAAAATCATCTAAGCATATTGAACAAATATTATCTTGTAATTCTGTAAATACGATTATAGTATTTAATGAATCTAAATTAATATTATTTTTTTTTATACATAATTTTTTATAACTATCAAATAGATAACATAAACTATACATAGTACATATGGACATCACAAAAATGAAAGGTATAAATATATAATTATTATCATCATTAATAGCAGATGTATCCGTAATATTTTGATAATCATCTTCGTATGTATTATCTTCGTATGTATTATCTTCTTTATATGGAACATTATTCATAACATTATCATAATCAATATTTACCATAATTATATAATATTTATTTATATTTAAATTATTGAAATCCATTATATTTTATTATTAAATTTTTAATATTATCATAAATTATTTTTATATTTTTTCTTGTTAATAAATATTTATCTTTATGAATATTATTATAAATATTAATAATTACTTCAAATATTTCATTAAATATATTCAATTTATCTAAAATATTACTATTTATTTGTTTACTTTTATATTCACTTGTTACTGGTAAACAATTTATTAATTCATATATATGATTTAATATATATATATCATTATCTACATTATTTCTAAATAAATATGTTTCTATTTCATCTAATTTATCTATAAATTCATCAGCATTTATATATTTACGTAAGTACCATAATAATTTAGGATTTTCATATGTTATATCTGTCTCAATTATATTTCTATCATTATTTATAAAATAATCAAAAACTTTATTAATATGATCATTTTTTATAGATGAATTTATATTATTTAATATTTTATAATTAGTATTAATATTTTTATCACAACCTATTACTATTGGTAGATGTCCTTTCATTAATGATAAATAATCAATATCACCATAAAATATAATATTACCACGATTATCTAATCCTCTACGACCAGCACGTCCACTCATCTGTAAATAATCTTCATTAGTAAAATCATTATTCCCATCGAATTCCATTAGACAACACGTTCTAATAGGTAAATCTATACCTAAACATAAAGTCCTATCTGATATTACTATACTTATTTGTCTGTTCGCTAATAATTTCTGTAAAATCCATTTATATTCATCAGGCATATTTTCAATATATAATCCAATACCTCTCTTTAACATTTGAAATATAGGATGTTCATATGATATTTTAACACCTAAAGTTTTCATTATTTCTCTTCTTATTCCTCTAATAGTATCTCCAGACATAGGTTCATTCATAGTGAAACAGAAATCATCGTGCTTTTTAAATACATCTTGATAACTGAAATCTGGATTATCAGTGAATGTATTAAATTCTTTATTTAAATTATTCTTTTGTAATCGTTTTAAATCTTTATTTACTTCAGATCTATCTATATCATGTATACAACTTAAATAATATTTTGATACATCTTCAATATATTTTTGTTTATATTTTCTATCATAATTTTCTAGTTTAGTATTTTTATCTGTTTGTGCATCTTTAGATGTTTTAGATATTTTAATATTATCATTAAATTTTTCTCTATCTTCTAAATATTTTTCATATAATTCTTGTTTCTTTTCTAGGATCATATAATGAAAAGGATATTCCTTTTCCTCTGCTGATGCCAGATTTTCATAAATATGATAAAATATGTCTTTACATACTTCTGGATTTGTATTAAATGTTATCATGGGAAACATATCTTTATTTCTACAATCTCTTAAAAATTTAATAATATTATATTTAGTACTTTCATTAATATTTTTAATTTTCAATTTATTTAATATTTCTATAACTTTTTTATCATTACTGTTATCAATTAAAAATTTCTTTAAAAATTTTTCATATTGGGTACAATCATCTAGAGTCAATAATTTATTTTCTGTGAAATATTCATCTGGTGACATACCTTCGATTATATCGTCTTCATCATAAACTTCTTCAATAACTTCCCATAAAGTAGCACAATCATTTGGCGTAAATGATAAAGAATTTTCTAATAATTTTTCAGTCAAATCATTTTTATCTATTGAACATAATGGATGAATAGATTCTAAAGTTTTATTATAAATCCATCTTTGATGATTAATAAATCGTTTATTATATTCAACATAATGTATTTTTTTTAAAGGATGTATTTTAGTAAATGTTTCTTTAAGAAATTCTATATTACCAATTGTTGCTGATAATGCTAAGAAATTACAATTTAATATTTTAATAATATTTTCATATATATCTCCATCATCCGTTTTATTTAAATTATGAATTTCATCAAATACAGCATAATCAAAATGATTACCAATTTTATGTAAATTATTTTCAATTTCATTTGGTGTACCGATGAATATATTAGTTTTAGCATCAAAACTGTTATGTGATAAATTATCAACTAAATAATGAACTTTATATCCCATATAAATAAAATGTGATCCAACTTGATATGCAACTGGTTTAGCTGGACATATATATAGAATCTTTTTATGAATAATACCAGTGCTCATAGCAATCCATGTTTTACCAGCAGATGTAGGTGCTTTCACTAAACATGATTCTTTTTTATTAACTATATTAATTACTTCTTTCTGCCAATCATCTAGTTTCTTTTCAGGATTATCCCAGAAATTTAAAGGTGGTAAAAGATAACCTAATTCTTTCATCATATAAAGTTTATATTCATATTTCTGTAATTTAGTACCAATTAATTCAACTAATTCTTTATAATCATTATTTTTAACATCTTTTAATTGATAATAAAGTGAAATTATATAATTCATATATTTATTTCTTTCTTTATTACTCCAATAAAATTCTAATAAAAGATATTTCATTTTATCAACACCTTCCTTAGATTTTAATAATTTAACTGAATTAAAAGGATCATTAATATCTTTATTATCAAACAGAAATTCTACTTTTTGTAGGTCGTCTTTAATTTTAATTTCAGCGCGTTTCTTTGTAACTTCTGCCATAATTAAATCTTTTTTCTTAATAACAACCTTTTTACCTTTATTTAAATGTTTTGATTTGACAGATACATCTTTTTTTAATGTATCCTCAATAATATGTTTTAAATTTGTATTTAAAGAAGATGATAAATCACGTATAAATACATTGAAATTATTTTTATCAATATCTTGCTTTAATAGAATATCCATTATACAATTATATACAGTAATAAATACTTAAATACTTCAAATTTTTTTCTAATATATAATATAATAAATGGAAAATCAACCTGGCAGCCAAACCCAAAAGATTGGGTCCTTGATATGTGAAAAGGTGGAGGGAACTTCAGAACCTGAAATTCCACAAGAATCAAATCAGTTCTTTATACCAGAGGTAAAGTGTGAGAATTATTACCCAGAAGATTTCAATACAAGCAATATAATAGAAGAAATTCCCAAATACATACTCGAAAAGTTCCCTCAGCAGCTAAAAGCTTCCACCATTTTTAAGAAGATGGAAAATATCAATAACTCGCAACTCAGCCTCACCAGATTTGCCCAGAAGCGACTTTCTGACCCGAATGATACAGGTTCCAAATTGTTGGACGAAGTGTCATATAAGCCGGAAATTGACTCAGTGACCGGTACCAAGAGAGAATATATCAAAAATCCAGACACCCTCTTAAATTTAGTACGGTTGAAAATTGATAAAATTAATGATGAAACCTTTACCGATGGTAGGTGGGTCACAGAGGCAACCTTCCCTTCAGATTCATTGGTGAACAGATCGAACGTTACTTTATATCTCAAGACTGATGAGGCGAAAGCTACGGAGGCGGCCGCTAAGGAGAAAGCTGAAGCGTCGGTGGCGGCGGCGGCAGCGGCCGCTAAGGAGAAAAAGGATACAGCCGATAAGGCGAAAATTGATGCAGCCGCGGTAAAAGCGACGCAAGAACTTACCGGTAAAGATGATCTGGGTCCGCGGCGCCGCAGAGTTTTAGGTTTGAGCCCGAATTCCTTAGATCTAACGGATAATCAACAAGAAGAAGCAGATAAATTATTACATGATATCTATACAAAAATGAAGATTAGGATGGGGACGGGTGACTTCACTCGGCTTCTTCACGTGAAGATGGGTTTCGACAAAATGTTGAACCAATCACATCTCTATGAAATTTCACAAGATCAGGCTAACAAGATACATCAAAATCTAACTTTTATTTCGCAAAACTTCCGACAGGCCATGGCGGATGAAAGCACTGCGGGTCAAGCGATTCGCAAAAAAGAAACTACCCTCGTAGAAACCGTCAAGACTCTAATTACAGGAATAGATCTAATTAACAACATACCCGAATTAGATGAAGGTTGGCAAAACGTCGATGACGGTGACGAGTATGCAGCAATGATAAACCCAATTTCCATAAGAAATGACAAAATCAACACCTTATATAGAGGACTAGTAGAGCTACCCGCCCTGGTACCCCCCGAAGCCGGCCTCGGGCCGCTTCACGGACAGGAATGGGAGGTGTGGGAAACTGAATTATATAATATCGGAGCGTCGGATTCCCTCGGGTGGATTGAGGTAAAAAATTATGCACAAGAACAGTCGTCCGCAGCAGCAGGTGGTAATCGTAAAAAACATAAAAGAAAACCTAGAAAAATAAATAAAAAATCTAGAAAATCTATTAGAAAAATAAATAAAAAATCTAGAAAATCTATTAGAAAAATAAATAAAAAATCTATTAGAAAATCTAGAAAATCTATTAGAAAAATAAATAGGAAATCTATTAGAAAATCAAAAAGATCTATTAGAAAAATAAATAGGAAAAAAAAATCTAAAACTCTTAGAAAAAGACGTTAAACTTGTTTATCTTTAGAAATAAATTTTTCTTTAGAATTAACAATTTTATTAAAATCAATAGGTACTAATTCAGATATTTCATCCATTATTTCTTTAACTCCATCATCACCTGTACCATTACCTGTTCCATTATTATTATCATTTATTTCGCTGACTTCTTTATAATCATTTTTCTTTATTAATCCTTTAACTTTATTATTTTTATTTATAATATTTGTAATTTCTTTTTGTAATTTAAATATATTAATTAATAAAAAGTTAAATAATATTATTATTAATATAGTATATAAAGTTTTTTTATTCATATATATTATATATGTTAAAAAAAATATACATTAAAAATGGTATAATTATGATTTCCAATATAAATAATATGGAAATCAATTATAATATCATAAATGATAAAAATTATGATAAAAATAAATCAATAAAAAAATATTATGAAAAATATGGATGTATATATGATAAAAAATAATTATCTACACTTCAACTTTAACTCTAAACATATCAAATATTTTAGAAACAACAAAAGCTATTGCAATAATCACAACAATCATTTCAATAGTTTTTAATGTACTGATGTAATTAATAAATTTTTTGAAATTTGTAAAAAAATCAAAATTCACAGTAGTATTATTATATTTAAACATTGTTCCATAAATATTATCTAAAATTATATATTTATATGGATCATCGGGATAACATAATTTCATAACATTTATTATTTTTTGGAAAGTATCAGGTAAATATCTAGATAATCTATTTAAAATTGTATCTACTTTAAATACGTTTGACTCAATAATAAAATCTTTATCATTTTTATGATAAAATATTGCTAAAATTAACATTATATTAATATTTAAATCTACATCTCCATTACAAAAATCATTCATTAAATTATTATGTAATTCATTATCAGAAATATCATTAAATTTAATAATAACATGTTCCATAAAATCTAGTTCATCTGAATTCTTTGGATCACCTAATTCTAATAATGAATCCATATTTTTTATAGTATCTAAATATTTACTGCTATCAGTTTCATTATATAATATTTCCTTAGACCCATTTATAACTTTAATTTTATTTATAAGATATTCAGTTAATTTCTTATTTACGAGATCCTTTTGTAATTGTAAGAAAAGAATATTTAAACTAAATAATGATGGCGATTGTTTATGTGTATCTGTTATGGCTTCAATTGCCGCCTCTAGAGATCCCTGTTTTAAACCAGAATGTGATATTACTAGATTCGTAGGTTTTGGTGTAGGAGTCGTTTGCGGAGTAGCATCAGGATTTTGACCTTCTATAATATTCATACCTTCTAATTTATAAACCATATATATATTATATAATATTTTTTTAATAAGCAAATGATTCTAATGACTGTGTATATGGATTATTTCTAAATGGTGTTAATAATGATGGATCTGTTGATCTCATTTCAGGTCCTAATGATCTATCATCTAATTTATTTTTAAATTGTGTAAAATTACAAGTATTTTTAGCTAAATATTCTGGATTCATTTTATCATAATGTGTTTGTCTATGATTGAAATAATCTTTTTCATCTTTCTTAATTTCAATATTATAAGTTTCTTTACTATTATAATATTTACTACCTTCTGGAACAGGATATCTACCTTGAGCAATAATTTCTTTAGTAGCATTAGTTTCTGCATTATTATAATTATCTTCATTAACTGGTTGTGATACACTTGTACCGCCTATACCAACATAATTTTCATCATATGTTGTATGTTGTTTTTTAGTATTTTTAATTTCATCTAATAATCTTTCTGTAGGCATATCAGGGCCTGTTAAATAACCATTATTTGCAGAATTAATAGTTGTTTGTTTAATTGTATTTTTTACACCGTCTTGAATACCTAATGTATTTTTATCATAAGTAGGTTTAAGGTTACTATCATATGTTCTTAAAGTAGTCACATCTCTTTCATTAGGATAAACCATTATAGAATCTTTAACTTCTTCATTATTCATTTGACCGACTGCGGTTCCAATATTCCTAACTGTATCAGCAGAGAAGGTTTGTTTATTAGATAAAGCAAATTTAGGTCTATCCATTGGTGCTTCGCTATCAATACCAGTAGCAGGGCCTAATTCTTGTTTATTGAAAAATTGTCTATTAGTATTGGGAATTATTTCTTCGGGTCTTTCCATTTCTGCTGTATAAGCGCCTGTAGTAGTCAACCATTTATCAGCACTATTAAAATAATCAGTCATAGGCGTATGTTCAAATATTTGACCAATTTTACCTCTTTTACCATGTTTTGATCCCGTTAAAACTCTACCATCATATGTTTCTTTTTGATTATTTAATGTTCTAATATTTTCAGTTTTACTTTTTTCATAATATTGTCTATTAATATCACCTATAACTGAAGTTTTATCATCTATAGGTCCAACTTGTGTTTGTTCAAATGGTCTGACATTATTATTAATTTTACTAGTAACATATTTTGACTGTAAATTATCACCATCAAATTGTGATCCAAATACATTTTGTTTAGATGGTTGAAAAAAAGAGGGTTGTTCTGTTTTTTTTTGTTTTAAATCAGGAGAACCTTGATGTTGTCTCAATTGTACATTTTCATTATGATTAATATTTGGAGGTGAATTTCTAAAAAATGGTTCAACTTTAATACCTTGGTTATTTACTAAAAAATCATTTTTTTTTATTTTTCCACCAGCCGAACTACTATAAATATAATCATCATTATTTTCACCAGAATCTTCTGGTTCATTCAAATATTCTTGAATATTCTGAAAATTTATTACCTTGGAACCAGGTATTTTAGATTTTTCATAATTTTCAAATATTCGTTTTTGATATTCTTGATCAGATTCTTTAAAATAATCTGATTTATAAGCGTCTGCTTCAATTGGTAAGTTTTTTACATCATTATCATTATTATTATTATTATCATTATTATTATTATTTAATAAATAACCTATACCTAAAATACCAAGTAATACACTAGCTTCCATAATATACTTATATATATAAAATATATTATTAAATTAAAAAAATAATATAAAAATAAAAAATTAGGTTTATTTAAAAATCATTATATATTGATTTATTAAAAGGACATGGTTTATAATTATCTAATATACCTAAATAAGTATCTTCACCTAATCTTTTAAATGGTTCGATAGCAGTTTTTTGAGGATCTTTAAATAAATTATAAAAACGATTTTTAGCTATACCTCTAAGTTCTGAAGGAGGATTCGTTAATAAACTATTTTCAGAATGAAAAAAACCATCATCTAAATCTAAATAATCTATTTTTTTATCTGGATCAGGAATATATTTTTTATTAGGGTCATTACTATTAACATTAACTATATTATATAAATCTGATTCAGTATCTATTAATGACATATTTTGATTGATTGATGCTCCCATCTTCTGTAGACGAACTGTAGGTGCCCAAGGATATACAACTTTATTTAATTTTTTCGAAATATCTAACATATATAATCCAGGTCCCATAGTTTCTTTATTAATTAAATTATTTTGATATGCTTCATTTTCTAAATATAAACTATTCATATGTATATATATATATAATAAATTTATTTAATTATTATTATTTTTATTAAATTGGTCACACCTTTGATTATAATCCATTAATTTATAAACATCTCTTGATGGGATACCGCCTCTTACCCAACCTTTACTATTATCTTCAGGTATAATATGTATTGTATTTTGTATTTCTTTAGATAATCTGGGTATCATAGGTGTATAAAAATTAGGAATAGTAACACCTGATAAAACATTACAAGCTCTATCACCAAAACTAGTTAAATTACCACCTTGAATTACTGATTCAACATTAGGATCATATTTACCTTTACCAAAAAAACCAGCATTATATTTTTGAGGTAATTGATTTATATAATTTTTATTAGTTAATACTTCATCTCTTAAATCTGTATTTTTATCAACTAAACAACCTCTTTCACCTATGGATCCGAATCCAGCATGAAAATTTATTGCTGGTTGTGATAGCTGTAAATCTCTTGCATCTGGTAATTCACATTTACAACCATACATATTATCCAATTCATATCTGCCATTACCTAAACTTTGTTCGTTATCAATTAATGTAGTACCTTTATCATACATTAAATTATTTTGACCAAACAATTTAAAGTTAGTTTTTTTTATATCTTGTTCTAAACAATCTCCTATTTTATTTTCTACTATATTAGCATTTATATCAGCACCATATCCATGGATACCAATATTATTATTTGCTACTTCTGTTGACATTTATATATAATGTAATATATTTTATTTTTCTATAATTTATCAATAATGTTTATGTAAATTAGATGCACATTGAATTGCATTACCATCTTTACATGTAGGAGGTGTTTTATAACACCATTCAGCAAATTTAATTGAATCATTCATTATAGAATTAACTGGCATTGTATAAAATTCTCTTTGTGAATGTTTATTATTAAATATATCAAATTGATCTTTATATAATCCACCTGTTAAATATTCGTTCTCCATACTTCTTATAACACTATTATCATATGAATTACATGCTTTCTTTAAATTACCATCTTTATAATCATCAAAAGTTGGATTCATAAAAGGATTTGACGCGGTTGGTAATTTACAACCTTGTATATCATCATTATTATTACTATCAACATTTATTATATCTAAAGGATCATTATTATTTTCTATATTTAATATTTTATAATTTCTATTTATAATTATTGTTAAAATTCCAACTATTATTATAATAATTAAATATCTATAATCTTTTTTAAATATACTCATTATTACAGAATAATATATAGATAATCTTAATACTGCATTTAATTTACCATTTAAATTTATATGATTATAAGGTATAATCTCTAATAAATTATTCCTATTAAATAAAACAGTTAAATCGTTTAACCAAAAATTAGTCATATATATAATATAACTATTAAAAAAAATAATTATTTTTTATTATTTAATTTATTTCTTAATCTTTCTTTAACTACATCCGGATCATGATTTGATTGTTGATTTTGTTTATTAGGTTGCTGCTGTCGCGGTTGCTGTGGTTGCTGTGGTTGCTGTGGCTGTTGCATATTTTGAAACATATTCATCATATTACCTAAATCAGGCATTGCTTGATCACCGCTTGATGGACCCGAATTAGATTGCATATTTTGAAACATATTCATCATATTACCCATCATATCATTACCATTCATTAAATTAGATGCTTCACCTAATAAAGCATTCCCATCTATTTCCTTATTATCAATTTTTTCTGTAAGAGTACTATTAATTTTCTGAAATATATTCATCATATTTTCTGGTTTAAAGAATTGACCCATATCACCTTCACTCATATTATCAATATTTAAATCATCTGTAATTTCTTTAGCTAAATTACCTATTGTTGTATTCTCTAATACATTATTTATATTATTCATATCTTTATCATTAGTAGTATCATTAGTAGAATCATTATTATTTGTATCATTAGTTGATTCATCATCATTTTTTAAATTATCATTAATTTTTTTAATTTTCTTTATATCTTTTAAAGTTTTTTTATCTTTTACTTTTTCATTTGATTCTATAGATTTTAATACTTCATTTATTTTATCATTTGAATTTATTGTAATATTTATTAAACAGAATGATTGTAAATAACTCCATATACTATTCTTTGTTTTATCACTTATATCTGAAAACCATATTGTTTTCATAGATATATCTTTTATTAAATATAATTCATCTGTAAATATTTCTTCATTTTTATTTGTTATATCATCACTATTATTATCTATTAATTGTAAAAATTCTTTAATAATATTATTATCATCTAGTACTAATTCATCTAAAATTAAAATATCATTATAATTATTTTCTAAATTTTCTTTATGTTCAGGGAATACTATAATTAAATTATTAATAAAACCTTTAAAAATCTTTAATGTTTTTTCATTAATATCCATATTTAATATATGATATATATTATTTAAATAATTTTTTACGCATTACATACCACCTCTACTTTTCATCATTTCTTCATAAGCAGAATTATCAAATCTACCAGTTTTTTCACCTGTTCCAGAATTATTTGGTTTATTAGTAGGTTTTTCTTCACTATAACCATCATCTAAAAAACAATAATTTCCATTAATATTATTTTTATTATCATCTAAACTTTCAAACAAACAATCTTCTGAATAACATATACCCATTATTTCATCTTCTTTTTCATCTTTTTTCTGTTGCTGTTGTGGAGGCACGCCTTGTTGCTGTGGAGGCATCTGTTGCTGTTGTGGAGGCACGCCTTGTTGCTGTTGAGGCATCTGTTGCTGTTGTGGAGGCATCTGTTGCTGTTGTGGTTGCCCATTTTCACTCATATGAAACCTATTTACATCATTTAATATTTCATTTAATTTATCACCTAAATATATTACACCATCTTTAATAAGTGTAGGTACAGAAGTAACTGATTTGGGATAAGGATTTGTTTCTATATCCATAATATTAAAATAAGGTATTAAATGTTTATTATCACGAAACAATATTAATAATTGTTTGCAATGAGGACAACTTTTACTTATATATATTTCCATTTATTCTTTTATAAATATTAAAAATATAAATAATAAACATAAATTTGATTATTTAAAAATATTTATATTTATATATATATATATGGACTCTAAATTTTCATGTAATATAGATGTAAAACACGATGAATCTGATGAAAAAACATTAAATTTTGAAATTTATGGTAGTGATGATTATGGTTTAAATCATACTATAGTTAATGCTATAAGAAGAACATTACTTTCTTCCATAGAAACTTATGCATTTAGAAATTCTGATATTGTAATAGAAACTAATAAAACTTCATTACATAATGAGATTATATTAGATCGTATTGGATTAATTCCTTTATATATTGATCCTAAATTAGTTCAAGATAATTATTATAAATATTTATTCATGTTAAATATTAAACTTGATAATAAAATTCCTATAGTATTAGTAACAGCAGGTGATATAAATGTATTTGAACTTAAAAACACAATTACCAAAAGTTCTGACTATATAAATGGATTAATTACTACTGTTAATAAAGATAATTATGATTTAACAAAACCCGTATCAGATAAGGTTAAAGAAGAAATATTTAGACCATATAAATATGATACAAAAAGTTATTATTGTTTATTACATGAACTAAAATCTACTAATTCAGATACAGAAGTTCAAGAACTCGTTTTATATGGATCTCCATCTGTTTCAATATCAAAAGAAGATGCTAGATTTCAAGGAGTATCTTGTGCAAGTTATTCCTATAAAACAGATAAGGATTTATTCAGTACAATATTGAAAAAGAAAATACAAATAAATAATATTAAAGAAGAAGATAGAAAAGACTATATTAAAGATCTACAATTAAAAGAAAGTCAACGTTATTATCATAGAGATAAAAATAATGAAGCTTATTGGTATAATTTTATAATTGAATCACAACATTATTTAAATGCTAAGGAATTATTTATACGAGCAAATGAAATCATAATTGATTCACTTGAAGGATTTAAAGAAGAATTAAGTAAAATACTAGATGAAGATGAAAAAAAACTAATACATATGAAGTATAATAGTGATGAAAAAAAGAAAAATGTTATTAATATGATTGTAGAAATGCCGTGTGTTATACAAATTAATAATATATGGCATGGATTTGATGATACACTAGGATCTATAATCCAAGCACATATTTCAAATAAAATGATTAATGAAACATCTGTACTAAATTTAATAGGTTATAAAAGAACACATCCATTAGAAGATAAATATTTATTCACAATGTCTTTTAATCCAGAACACCATTTAGGTAATCCGGATACAGAAGAAAAAACTAAAACTGCTTCTATTATTGATGTATTCAGTCAATGTTGTGATGAATTAATTAGTATCTTTAATACTATTATTGTTGCTGGAAGTGGAATTTAATAATAATTAAGAACAAAAGTCAATCGTTTAATATTAGTGTTATGTAAATAATCATTAATTAATTTCATATTAATTTTCTGTCCTGAACTTTGATAGACATCATGTAATTCATGAATCAATGGTTTCAGTTGATATGGTACGTCTTTTGTAACAATATTTTTTTTAATGAAATGATTACAATAATTTGAATATAATTCATTTCTCATAATTTCATATTTATTTTTATATTTTTCAAATAGTTTTTTATCTTCATAATAATGAATTAAATATTCATTTAGATTTCGTTGTTTATATAAAGTTAGGAATACAAACATTTTATTATTTTGATTAGGTTTCAATTCAAACATATATTTATAATCATCTGTAATAACAACATATCTGATATCATTTAAATAAATATTATATCCTTTATCATATTTATTTAATTTTTCTTCTTTAGAAAATTCATGATAATTTTTATATGATTTATTAAAGTTGAACGTATAATTCATTTCATTAATTTTAGAAATATTATCATCTTTTATAGTATATTCTTCAACAAGAATAACTCTGTTTTCATTAACAGGTGTAATATTACAATTATCTTTATGTTGTAGAACAAATGAATAACAATGACTTTTATCTAATTCATCATATTCGGAAAAACATTCATTAAACATATCTTTAAAGGATTTTTTAGCATCTTTATTCCAATAATTCTTTGCACCGATATAGCTTCTTGTTGCTAAAATCCATGTATTATTATGATAAAATAAATTAATCATTGTACCGTCATGTAATTGACTAATCTCCATATTATTATTAAAAAATATTTGATTTTCAGATTTAAGAGATTTCATAGGTGATAATGATACTATTTTGTTAGTTTTTTGATTAATGATAACACTTTTAAATAATTTTGTGAAATCATCAATTACAGTATTATGTTTATATTTAACTAAAGTTAAACCTAAAACATTATATGTATTAATTTGTAAATTAAGATTTTTTAATTTAACTAGATAATCTTCATTTTCATTTATAAAATTTTGAATGTCCATATTTAAACACTTTGATAATATAATAATTTTAATTTTAAGTAATAAATAAATAAGGTATATATATAATGTATTATTGTAAAGATTCTATAATGAACATAACTGGTTATTTACATATATTATCTATAATAATTACTGTATTTGGTACATTTAAACATATAGAATCTATTGAAAATAATAAACCACATAGTATATGGTTATCTGCAACTTTAGCTATCATGTTATTATTAAGAATACCTAATCAAGTCTGTATAGCATTTAGTATGTCACATGGGTGGTATACAGTTATTGGTACTATTATAGGTATATTGAGTTTCGTATATTTAACATATATTACTTATGAAAAAAAAGTTAAAAAAAAAAAATAAGATATTATATTAATATATATGAGTGATTCAATTAAAATAGAGGAACAAAATATTATGGATGATAAAGAAATTTCACAGGAAGGACAAGTAGAACAGGAAGGACAAGTAGAACAGGAAGGACAAGTAGAACATGAAGGACAAGTAGAACAGGAAGAAGGACATGAAGAAGAGGAAGAAGATCCTGAAAAATTACCACTATCATTGGAAGATGTTGACGTACCGTTCTACCCGGGTGAAATACAGGAAGATGTAGATGAGGATAAAATTCCTGTATTAGATGAAGGTAAAGAAGAGGAAGAGGAAGAGTATGAGACGGTTTCATCGGAAGATAAAGATTTAGAAACAGTGGTTCAAGATTATTCACATAAAATGTTAGAATTTAATACTGATTTTAATATAGGCGATTTATTTTTAATCATATTTTTTGATAAAGAAAAATATACTGATTATTTAGGAAATGTGACGGAAATACAGGATAATTATTTTGTATTAAATAATGAAAAAAATATTTATTATTCAAGTGATACAAATGAAATACAATTGGTACATGAGGATTATACTATAATTGATATAAGTAGAATATCACCGGTGAATACAGATGTATTCGAAAAAGAAGGTGAGATATTTAAAGAAGAAGGAATAGAATTAATAGTGGATGAAAAATCTAGAAAAGAAAAGATATATACTATTACAGAAATAAAGGAAGATTTTATATCTGAAATAATAAATTTATATGATATTTATGATAATGAATTATTAATTAAAAATATCACAGAAATGGCTTATTCATTTATAGATTTGATAGATGAAAATAAAATTACGAATGAAATAGATGATACAGATGTATTAAAATTTGTAAAAGAATTAATCAAAAATAATGGTTTTAAATTACCACATTATATTTTACCAATAATATCACTAAAAAAGAAATTATTTAATAGTAATACAATAGAAACAGATGATACTATATTAACTACTACAGAAAAAGAATTAATAGATAAATATAATCTTTTAAATAATACAGATGATTTTAGTTCAAAGGAATATATGAATTATATGAATAATTTATTCAGTGAAGAATTTAATTCATATAGAAATGATCCATCTAATAATGGTTTTACAATAAATTATAAAGGAAATATAATTAGAAACAGTATTAATGATATGAATCCTTGTGATGGGGGACCTGTTCCTTATACAGTGGATTTATTAAAAGTTAGAAATAATTTAATGTTAAATTTATTAATTGGTGATTCATCTCATCCACCATTAGTATTTGAAAGAGGTAATGTAGTTGATGAAAGATATATTAATATTATAGGTTTTTTATTTATACCAATTAATAATATAAAATCTATTAAAAATTTAGATATAAATAATAATTTATTTAATCTTAATGAAATAATAAATTTATCTAAAAAATCTAATATATCATTAAAAAAAATAATATTAAATAATGAAATATTATTGAATGATATTACAGAAGATTCTGTTAAAAATGAAACTTATGAACAAGGTTTTAATAAATATTTATTTAATATAAAGGATAAAATTACTTATATAAATTTTAAAGAATTATTAAAAAATAATTTTCCAACGACATCAGATATAGTTGATTCATTAAATACAGAATTAAATGATGATTTTAAACTTTATGATTTGATTTATAATTATGATAATTTATCAAAATTATTGAATTTATATGATATATCCATAAATGATATAAACTATAATAAAAAAGTAGAATTAAATAAAATAATTGAGGAAAATATAAAATCATATAATGAAATTTATAAAAAATTATTAAAGAAATATATAAAACCTATTAAAGAAATTAAAGTCATAAATAAAGAATTAGATAGTAAGGATAAAATAAAATTATGTACAGAATTAATATTCTCACAGAAAGATTTAGTATATAGAAATATTTTATTACATAAATTTATATCATTATATGGTAGAGATGCTAATAAAGAATCAGAAGATAAGCATTTTTATTATAATATATATGCTGATTCAGAGAAATTGATATGTAAACATTATTTATATTTAATAAATGGTGATAAAGATGCATTTGAAACTTTAAAAAGTTTATATGGTGATACACCTAAAAATGGTGATATATATTGTAAAAAATGTAGTAGATTTATATGTTTAGAGGATTTTTCAACATTTGAAGGATTCAATGAAGGTGTGCCATCTAGTATAAGAGAAGCTGCAGTTGATATAGAAGAAGAAATAGATTTAAATAAAAAAGATGTAAAAGATGCATATGATTTTATTAAAAATATATCTGAAAAATTCAATATAGTTTTAAAAAATGATGATATGATAAAAATAATAGAATTATATACATCAATAAATAATGAAGATTTATATAATTATAGATATAATAATGATGTTCTAAAAGAGCATCCATATATAAAATCATTAAATAATAAAGATAAAAAGGAGTTTAAGAAAAGCATCGATTCTTTTAAAGAATATTTAATAAATATAAATAGAATATTATCATCGATATTTTTAATATTTATACAAATTCAAGTATCAAATAATTCTTATAATATTAATTTTAATAATAGGATAAATATAATAAATTCAGATGAAAGTTGGAGAAAATTATATAGTGCGGATAATAATGCATCAATAAATATAAAAGTAATAACATATATAGAAGCTATATTACAATCATTAATAAAGAAATATCCTAAAGATAGAATATTCGGATATGTAAATGATTTGATGAGTGAAAAAGAAAAAAACAGTATTTTATTGACATTCAGAGAGCAATTTACGAATATAATAAAATATTGGTTAAATCCTCAATATAATTTATATACAAGTTTAGATAAATATTTTTTATTTGAATCTGGTATAAATACAGAATATATTAAAGATAGTTGGACAACTTATAAACCATTATATGATAATAAATTAGTACAAAAAATAAATGGATATTTAAATTTAAATAATTCATTATTTAAGAAATATTTTGTAAATAATAATTCACTTCAAAATATATCATTATTAAAAGATATAAATAATGATGAACCAAAATATCAAGAATTACATATTACATTATCAGAAATTATGAATAATCCATCATTTAAAAGATTATATAATTATTCATTAAAATTATATGGAAAATCTGAAGTATTTCCATTATTAAATCTATTAACAGAACAATTTATAAATACATTTACACCTAGTGGTAGAAAAGATATAATACAAATATTAAATAAATGTCATTTTAATCATGATATTAAAAAATATACTTCTATTCATTATGATTTATTTAAGAAAGTATTTTTAGAGGATATAATAAAATTAGAAGTAGAAAAAGATATTGATAATATTAAAAAGTTTCAATATATAAATTTAAATAATAATGAATACTTTTTATTGAATTCAAAAGTAAACAGACATTATTCATATAAACCTATGAATGTATATATAAATGATAGTTTTGAAAAATTAAGATCAGATAAATCTGATATATTAGATAATTTGTTTAAATATTATTGTTTAGATGATACGGATAATTTAATACCAAATTTATTAAATGATAATATGATTAATTATTTTTTAATTGATTTTAATGAAGAATTACAAGAAAATTTATCTGAATGTAAAAAAATAGATATTCCTAAGACACTAGAATATTTTAAATTAATAATGAATTATTTAATAATCAAAAATAAATTATCATATTCACATAATAATTATATAGAATATACAGAGGATTATAGTAATGATTATATTAATAATAATATATATATTAATATTGATATAGAAAATAGATTATTAAATGTTATTAATGAAGAATATATTAATAAAGATGATATAATATATACTAATTTTAATAATATAGGTGAATTAATTAAATTAATAATACATAAAAAAACAAAAAAAGAATTATTAGATAAAGAAGAAATATTTAATCAATTTAATATATTATTAAAAGATTTAATAAAACATCAGAAAAATTATATAGAGAATATAGATAAATTATATAATAATTTAATCAAAAATGATATGTATTTACAATTTAATGAATATCAAAAAAAGAGATTAAAATTTAAATTAAATAAGGAAGAAAATAAAACTTTAGAAGATTATTTAGGATTTATTCCAAATACGAATATAACATTTTTTATGAAAAAAATAATAGATAAAATATCTGAAAAAAATGTATCGGATAAAATGATAGATAATATATTTTATTATTTAAGTATACTTAAAAATAATAATAAGGGAAATTTTAATCCTAATATAAAGAAAGGTGAATGGAAAATGAGTGAATCAAATATAGATGATATGAAAGAACATTTATCAATAAATAATTTATTATTACATAATGATATGTTTTTTAAACATAACATGAAGGAATTTGAAGATGGTCGAGTATATTCGGGATTTAATCAATATAGATATCCTGCAACAGAAATGGATATATATATATATTTTGAAGGATTATATAATTATATAAATAAATTTAGAGAAAATATATATAAATTAAAGACATCAAAAGATAATATCATTAATATAAAATCATTAGAAATTATAAATAAATTTATATTTATATATATAATAAATAAAATAATAGAATATATAGATTTATTATTAGATGATACATCAGAGATATATAAACAAGAAAATGATATATATAATAAAATAAATAATGAAAATATTAATATTAATAATAGTATAATATATTTATCTAGATTTTTATTAGATATAATATTTAATATTTATGATAAATTATATGATAAAAATTGGATTTATATGGATTCTGAAACATATAAAAATAAATTAGATGAACACAATGCAAGAGAAAAACAAAATAATTTAGATAAATTAGATAATATGTCAGATGATAAAAGAAAATTATATTCTGTAAATCAAAAAATATCTGGAGGAGTAATGTATTTTGAATCTGAAAAAGCCAATTATGATTATAAAAATAGTGAAGAATATAAAAAAAAAACAGATGAAGAAAAAAAACAGATGGATAATGAAATGTTTGATGAAAATAGTGTAGAACAGGAAAATAATAATATAGATCAATCTACTGATGTATCTAATATAGATGAAGAAGGATATTATAATAATGAAGATATAGTTGCCGAGGGAGAAGAGAATGAAGATGATTTAGATGCATTACAACTTGATCAAGAATAAATATTATTTATAATAGGTTTTAATAACAATTCAAAATAAATATATTAATATTATATATGAATAAAATATTATTATTATTATTATTATTTGGAATATCTATGATTATATTAGGATTTATAAATATGAATAAGATATCTACTGAAAAAAAAATAATATATAAATATTTACCACGAAATGTATATGATGAAATTTTTTTCTCATTACCTTTATCACAATATGATAAAAAAATATATGATAATATGAATCCTGAATATGTACTTGAAGATGAAAATAATTATAATACTTTATCAAAAGTAATATAATTATTTACATACCCTATAAAATGGATATTCTCCACATTTAAGTGATAATCTTGTTATTTCACATATATCTCCAGTTGTTAATCTTTTATATTTAGATATTATATCTGTTTTTAAAATTATAGGTAATTGATTTATAGTAATATTACATTTAGTTAATATTTCATCTATAGATTTATTATCTCTAATACATTTATGTTCTGGTATTAATGAATGTTTTAATAAATTATTCGTTAATGAATCTATATTTATAATATATACATTTTTAAAATGTCTTAAACTAATATCATTATTTAATTCCATATTTAATGATTTTAATTCATCATTAATTTCTTTAGTTAAACCATGTTGAGATAAATTATTTTGTAATTCAATATTTAATATTGATATATAATTTTCAATTGATTCTGTAAAGTTTCCATCTACTATTACCATTATACTATCACAATCATTTATATAACCTGTTCCATATATTTCTTTAATAATTTTATCTCTAATTTTATCATTCACTTTTTGAGATGTTTTATCGATTTCTTTAAAATTGTAATAAAGTATTAATAATCTATAATTTGTAATTATTCTATGATTTAATATAATATTACAATTAAAACCTAATCCAAATTGTCCTATGAAAGAATTATCAGAATTTAAATATATTTTTTCTATTTCAGATTCAGTATAATCTGTAATAACAGATGTATCCCATTCATCACTTAAAATTTCTTTTAATGTATATCTAGATTTATTAATTTTCTCAGTTTTTTTCATATTATATTATTATATTTATATTTTTAAATCAAATTTAATATATATAATTATTATAATGAATTTATTAATTAAAGAATTTGATTATTTATATAATTTTTTTGATCATAATAATAATAATAATAATAATAATAATAATAATAATAATAATAATAATAATAATAATAATAATAATGACCGTTCATTATGTAAAAAACCTAAATATATTCCTGATTTCTGGAATACTTTAGATACAGGTATTAAAGATCATACTAATTGTTATAGTTATGTAATGGATAGATATGAATTAAATGCTGATAAAAAATTACAACCAGGTGAATTATCATCAGGTAAATTCGGTTCATATGATTGTAATGTAATTTTGAATAAATTAAGAGAAGATTATAATATTTATAATATTATGAAAGTTGATAAGAACTATAAACCACCTTGTAATCATTATAAAATAGCTTTAGTTATTGATGATGTAGGTGATGAACAAGATTATCATTTTTATAGACAAGATGATGATGGATATTGGTCACATAAACCAGGTAAAAATAATGTTAGAAGACACGATGCTTCTGGTAATTTAATAAGAGACCCTGAAACTGCTGATAGAAACTATGATGAAAGAGATGATGACTCTAATAATGAAACTGATAATAATTACTATAAATTTTGTGGATATTATTCAGTACCATATGATGGTGGTCCTTTTAAAAGGTTTAATTGAATTTTCTAAGACTCTAATATTAAAGTTATCGACGCTTCTCCGGTTCCATCTAATATTATTCTTGGGGGGCAAAGATTTGTTAATATTTTCTGGCTGTTCGGATGAGAGGCAAATTTTGAATTATCGGTTACGCCCTGTACAGCATATGAGCAAAATGTAACATTCGTAATGGTAGTTTGGTAGTTACCAGATAAATTATTGCTTGGAGTTAAAAAATAAGGTTTATTAGCTAATAAATTATTAAATTCAAGGGTAACACCATCACTTATCGGATATGTTTCATTATTTAATGTTAAAGTTACGCCGGGCACTCCGTAATCATCAGTTATATTTATTGTGAGTTTAAGGGGTTGATACTTTTTTATGGATAGTGGTTGGGTGTCCCAGACCACAGGAGCATCGTTTATATGTGTAAGTATCCCGGAAGCACTATATATCGGTGACGAGGTGTGTATATATGTCACTGTTACTTTTCCATGCTGCATTTGATAAGATGCATTTACATACTGTGGGTCATAACCCCATTTAGAGTCATTTATTGTCCAATCTAAATGGTCACCAGTTCTAACACCAATATAACTACTATTTAGGACAAGAGATGCAGACCAGTCCGATCCGGTATTTATAAAAGAATGTCCTCCTCCTCCTGGGGCCACAGAACTACTATAATTTCCATCACCACCTGTACCACCTTTATATCCACCACCACCTCCTCCAGGGTGGAATGCAGATCCTCCCCCACCACCAAACCCACCATCACCATCACCATACGACGGTGGGTCACCAGCAGGAGCATATCGTATTTCACCACCTATTAAACCGTTTAGGAAGCTTGCACCACCTGTCCAGCTACCAGATGTGGTGATTGTCGCGACGCCAAGTCCGTCGAAGAACCATCCGCCTCCACCGCCGCTATAATAAGCTCCATAACTGGCATTTATGGCTGATCCATTTATTGGAAACAAGTCATTACTATTCATATGTGATACATGTGTATTATTATTTACAGATGTCCATGGTGCTATAGTAGTAGATGAACCCGTCCAATTAGTAGTGCAGGGAGCACCGCCTGAGCTAATACCAGCAGCAGCAGCCCCACCCCCACCACCTGCCACCAATAATATATCGGATGTTGATACATCCTCATAATATCCTGTGGATGGTTCTTTTACAAAATATGAAGCACCACCTCCACCTCCACCAGAATACAAATTAATTCCACTATTGTGTGATGGTGGATTGGTTGGACCTGAGAGAACACCCTTTTGTCCTACTACTATAATATATACGTCACCCATATTTAATGAAAAAGTAGCAGACACTTCTGCACCATTTCCTCCACTATTATTTCTATAAGTCCCTCTAGTATGACCTCCACGAGCTCCACATACTTCTATATTATAATAACCTGTTTTAGGTACTGTCCACAATTGATAACCTGGTGGATCCACCTCAAAAATAAGACTACCCGATAATTTATCGGTATAGTTCCACCACTTTTCGCTGACCCCTGCATAAATGGAATCATAATGGGCTTTACATGTACTATCTGTGGGACCATATTGTCCTGATGCATTACAATTCGTAAATGTAAATGAACCAGATTCCTGTCCAGATGTAGCATCATCAAACCATGCATAAAGATTTGTATCAACAAGGGCGGGGGCACTATAAAAATGTTTATGTGCTGCGTTTTGATGGACATGCCGGGTATTATCATGCAAGTCGACCGGATGTCCTTTAAAACCATGACTAGCTATAGACTTATAACTAGATTGTTGAAACAACCATAGTTTATCAGGTATCTTAAAACTCATATTATATATTATATAATTATATAATTATTTAAATATCTTAAATAAATTTATATTTAAATAATTATATATATTATATATATTATATGTCAATAATTTTAACAGCCAAAGGTTCTTTAGATCAACATTTAATAGGTAATCCTCAAATAAGTTTTTTTAAGATCGTTTATAGAAGACATACTAATTTTTCCATGCAACCCATGCAAATTCCTTTAGAAGGTAATATTACCGATACTGGTGGATATTTTCAAACTAAAATATCAAGATCAGGTGATTTAATTAATAAATTGTGGTTTGATTGTCGTATTTCAGCATCTAACTCATCCTCGCTAACTTCTAATGATTACTTTACATGGACAAGAAATACAGGTGCAGCATATATAAAAGATTATAGTTTACAGATAGGTCAACAAATAATAGATAAACAAGATAGTGATTTTTTAAATATTTATTCTGAAATATATGATCCTTTTAATGATAGTTGGTCTGGTTTGAATAAATCAGTCGCACGTGATAAAGTGTATTATAATCAAGAATTTAGTATCAATCATGCTGGAATGAATCCCAATGGTTATTTACAATTATATATTGATTTACATTTTTGGTTTTGTAAAGAAAACCGTCCAGCTTTACCAATAATATGTATTCAAAATCAAGATATAACATTAAATTATAATATTAGAAGTACTGCAAGTTTAATAAATGGCAGTTTTGCGACGACTGCTGTAATCTTATATAATACCGATACCTTGAAATTATATGGTAATTATATATATTTGGATACAGATGAAAGAAGAAGATTCGTACAAACAACACAAGAATATTTAATTGAACAGATTCAATATTTATCTAAAGATTTGATTCCAGGATCCACTAATAATATACAATTAAATTTTAATAATCCCATCAAACAATTATTTTGGTTTATACGAAATAATAAATCTAATACAGAAGTATTATCGGACGGAAGTAATAGTCATGTATATTATAAACCACAAAATTTAGATGTTGATGTACAATTTGATTTAGAAAATAATCATAGAAGGTTCTCTAATAATGATTATTTTAATTATAATGCTTCCAGTATGGACGCTAATTTGAATCAGGAATTCATAGCAAATGTGAGAACAAATTATAATTTTAAAACAGCCAATATATCTGTAAATGATGTTGAATTGTTTAGTCCTCAAAAAACAAGTTTTTTTGAATTACAAACATATAACCATGCACATGTGAAATTAGATACTAGTGGTGGACTATTTATGTATAGTTTTGCATTGAAACCAGAGGGTTATCAACCCACTGGTACATTTAATATGACATATGTCGACAGATGTACTCTTAATTTATATGATGTAAAATTCGACTCGACTAATGATGGTCCTACACATGTTAAAGTATATGCTATTAATTATAATATTTTAAGAATTATGTCCGGTATGGCTGCTTTAGCATATAATAATTAATTATTGTTGAGCACATTGTTGCATCCCTCCTGGAGGTACACCACCACCATTACCTTGTGATTCTTCTTCTGAAATATCTTCAACTGATTCTTTAAACTTATTATATGATATTTTAGGATTTTTTTCTGTTAAATCATATATTTCAATATCTGATTCTATTTCATTTATAGTTGATTTATTCATTTCCATATTAAATCCACCTTTTATCAATATATCATTATCTATGGTAATTTTATCAGGAAATATAATATTAAATATCATATATAAATCACCTTTCAACATCGGCGAATTATAATAAGGCATTCCTTCTTCTTCTATACATTGTAGTAATTTTTCATTAATATTTTTATAATAAAAAATAGATCCTAAAGGACCCGATTTCTTTGATTTTAATAATGTATCAATACTTTCTTTATAAAAATATGTTTCTGATCCCTTAATCATAAATCCTGTGATATTTTCATTCTTTAGTTGTCCATTTTCAATTATATCTTTTATCTTATTTTCATCATTTAATTGTGCTTTTGCGAATGGTTCAATATTTAAATCACATACCATACTCTCCCATTCAATTTTTTCATTAAATATATCATAATTATTTGGTTTAATTATTTTATTATTTTTTATTAATATTTTTCTCCCATCTAAATGATTTAATTCTATTTTAAATCCTTTTAATGCTTCTAATAATGATATATCTTTATTTATAAATAAATCATATCCTTTTCTAGTAAATATTTCATTTTGAATTTCTTTAACAATTACTACTAAATCACCCGTTTCACCATTTACAATGTCATCTCCTTTTTCATATACAGTTATTTTATGATTATTAGGTGATCCCCTAGGTATTGTTACTTTAATATTTTCAGTTATATTATTTATACAATAGTTTTTACCTTGACCATTACATGTTGAACATGGTTGTTGTATTTGTTGTATCATTGGACCCATTCTAACAGTCTGTATAACCATACCTTTCCCTTTACATACATCACATCTGGTTACACTATCCATATCTATAATTTTTCTATTAATAGTAATATTTAATGTTTTTCCATTATAAATTTCATTCAATGTCATATTTACTTCATGTTTAATATTATTTCCTTTCCTTGTATTACTTTGCTGGACACCACCACTGAACATTTGACCAAACATATCTCCACCCATACCCATACCTTCACCCGATTCACCAAATTTATCATAATTACTTCTTTTATTATCATCTGATAAAGTTTCAAACGCAGTAGTTAGTTCTTTGAATTTATTAGGATCACCACCTTTATCTGGATGATGTTTCATTGCTAATTTATGATATGCTTTCTTTATTTCTTTTTTTGACTCATTTTTATTTACACCTAATATTTTATAATATTTTTCATTATCAACTTTATTATTCATAGATTGATTGAAAAACATTTTAATTAATATATTAATTTATTTTTAAGTTTATTTAAAATGATTTATATACTTTCTTTATTTTCTTACCACTCTTAAGTATCATATATTCGTTTTCTTCTTTTTTTATATTTTCTTGATTCAAATATAATTCTATATTTATTAAATATTCTTCTAAATAATATTTTTTTTCTTTATCATAATCTAATATTTCATTAAGTTTTTCATTAAATGATACACTTTTCTTCATTATAATATTATAATATTAATATATTGTTAAATCAAATTTTAAATATTTTATTATTTATTTTACGGACTCTTTTTGTATTAGGACGTTTTGTTTTTTTAGGTTTTTTAGATTTCTTAGGTTTATGTTTTTCAACTTTTTTAGATTTTTTATGTTTTTTATGTTTTTTAGACATTTTTTTAGCAGCATATTCAATTTGTGATTGATCAGATTTATCAGATAAATCTGATCCACTTGATGTTTTTGTAAGTTTTTTTGTTCTCATATGTCCATATAAATTATGACGTGTAATTGGCATATCTGATTTATGTATATCTATTTCTTCAGGATCTATCATCAATGCATAAAATGAATTCATTTCATTACGTATGCTTGTTTCAATATGTTTTGAATATTTACCATCTGTATCATTACTAAATTTAGTAATTATTTCAGTAAGTTCTTTCGGTTCTGGTTTTTTATGAGCTGGATCATCCATTATTATATCATATGCTTTAGATCGTAATTCTTCAAAATCTTTATGTTGTTTTAATGTTTTCAACGGATTTGATTTCTTTTTATCAGCATATTTTTTAGATATGATAGGTAAATATTTTGTACTTTTTATACCATTTAATAATACATAATTTAATTCACTAAGTTTATCATATAATGTTTTATATTGTTTATCCATTGTATCCCTATTATTTAATTTTCTACATAATGGTTTATCACCTTTTGTATGTATTTCATATACTCTTATTAACACATTATTTTTATCTATTAAAGAATCTAACTTTTCATGTAAGACATCAATTTCTTTCTTAAAATCTAATGATATTTTACTTTCTTCATATTTTTTATCTTTTTTATTTTCATTCAATATGTTATCATATATTAATTTCATTTCATTCATAATATTATATATTTTTATTGTATTTTTATTAAAATATGTTGTAGCAGATAATAATATTTTTAATCCTTCACATTTACCTGATAATGTTGTTTCCAATGAATATACTTTAGTTAAATATATAAATGTATTAATCATAATTTCATTTATATCTTTAATAATTTCACTCATTTATTATATAGAATATAATAATATATATATTATATATATAATGAGTGGAAGTGGAAAATGGAAAAAAGTAGGAAAAAAGTGGGTTCAATTATCAAAATCTTTAAGTAAATCAACAAGTAGTGAAGCGAATGAAAAACGCGTCAAAATAGATGAAAAATGGTTAAAAATATCAAAAGCAAAACCTTATATAAATAAAATACTTAAGAAAATATTGAATCATGAAAAAGATAGTATAGAATATCTATCACATTTAAGTAAATTACCTACAAAATCTTTACAAGAAAGAGTTGATGAATTAAAAACTGGTTTTAATAATGTAGAAGATTTCTATAAAGATTTCTTGTTCAATTCATCATTAAGAGATTTTTATAAACAAGGATCTAAGAAAAAACATTATAAGAAAAAACCTACTAAAAAACATAAAAAAGGATCTACTAAAAGAAGATCTACTAAAAGAAGATCTGTTAAAAGAAGATCTGTTAAAAGAATATACACTAAACGAAGATAATATCAACAAATAATACAATGTAATCTTTCACGAATTTTCTTCTTCTCTATTTTTCCATATATATTCTCTTTTTCAATTGTATCATTTATTGTATTATCTATTATAATTGATTCATTAGATTCATTTAAATCTATATGACTATTTCTTAGAATATTATTTTTATTAATATTATCCTCTTCCAATAATGATTTACGTAATTCTTTCTTTTTTACATTATCCTTAAATTCTAATTTTAATTCTCTCCATAATTCAGGTACATGATCCATATTTATTTTTATATTTTATTTATATTTATTTATAAATATAAATCAAATTTAATAAATTTGATTTTTATCATAAATAATTATCATAAATATGAGTGAAGAACAAAATAAAGCCATTATATATAATATATTACAAATTATAGGTGGGTTTTCACTATTTATTCTATGTATGATATGTATATACAAACGAGCACAAGCAGAAGGAAAGAGGGACCTGAGACCATCAAAAATAAATGTTATTCAGAAAAGTAGTCCTGACAAAATAAAAGAATTAGAAAATAGGATAAAACAATTAGAATTAAGAATATAAGAATATAATATTTAAATTTTAAACGCGTATATTATATAATGGATTACAATAAATTAGATATTCATATAAATAATTATAAAACAAATAATATATTGGCATTAAAAGAAATATTACTAACAATACTATTCAACTATATTATATTATATATAAGACATGATATTAATATTGTATTGTGGATATTTTTAAATACGCTTATATTATTAAGATGGTTTATGATATTCCATGATGTAGGTCATAATTCCTTTTTTACTTATAAAAAATGGAATAAATATACACAAAAATTTGTATCATATTTAATATTTACACCGTCTAAATGGAAATATGCTCACACATATCATCATAATAATAATGGGAAAAATATAGAATATAATGATACTATATATATGACTAAAAATCAATATGATGATTCATCTAATATAATAAAAATAATATATAATATTTTTAGAAATCCTATTATATTTTTTATATTTGCTCCATTTATTTATTGGTTTATAATTAATAGAACACCTATTAAATTAAATAAATGGATAAATATGTATAATAAAATAGAAAATACCATTATGAATATTATACTAGCTCATATAATATATAATGATTATATTATTTATTATTATATATCAATATATTTTACCACATTATTAGGTATGTGTTTTTTCCATTTACAACATACTTATGAAAATAGTTATATTTCTGAAGATAAAAATTGGAATAAATATGATGCGGATTTAAAAGGTAGTAGTTATTTGAAAATTCCATATATATTTAAATGGTTTACAATGGGAATTGAATATCATCATATTCATCATTTAAATTCAAAAGTTCCTGGGTTTTTATTACAAAAATGTCACGAGGAAGCACCCAAACATTTTTGGAAAGATGTCACGTATTTAAATTATAAAAATATTTATAAATCCTTAAAATTAATGTTTTATGATGAAGATAATAGAAAATATTTTTAAATTTGATATTATTAAATTGAAATTATATTCATAACTATATTAAAAATATTCATAAATCAATGATTTTTAAAGAAAAAGACCAATGTATAATATGTATGGAAGATTGCTCTGATAAATTATGTAAATGTAATGCGTACATGCATTTACATTGTTTAATCGAGTGGAATAATAGTATTTACAATATTAATCAATCATCGTGTCCTCATTGTAAGAGACCCGTACACATAAAAGAAAAGAAAATATATCATAAAATTATATATATTTATTTATGTGATTTTATTAGTAATTTTATAAATAATATCATTCAATATTTTAAAAATTTTATCTTATCATCTATTAAATTTATGAAAGATCTTGGTGTTATGTTATTTAATATTTTAATATTTATAATATTTTGTATTATTATTCCAAATATAGTTGGTATAATACTTTTCTCTTTATATTATCTATATAATAAAGATAATATTCATATGACATATGTAGATTATATTGAAAATAATATGATAATGGCATGGTTTATTGGTTTCTTAACTATGATAACTATTGTCCATATATGGGCTAGAAGAAAGACAGGTGATTGTCGTTTAGGTGATGATTGGTGATATTATTTAGCATTCTTTCTATAAAAATCTCTGCTTTCCCATTGTTTATTATAAGGTATTTTTGTATTTCTTGTGTTTTTTGATTTTACTTCATTATAAACTTTATTATTTATAAAATTATATAAATCATTATTTATAAAAAATCTTGTAAAATCACGACATTCATATCTTTCAAATATTGGTATCAATCGGTTAATTTTTCTAAACATTTATCACTATTATATAATATGTTATATTTTTTTATATACTTTAACTTTTTTTTATGATAAGAATCAATTAATAATGATCTTATTATTTTATATAAAAACATTACAATTCTTTCATTTATGATAACATTACTTACTACATTTTTATATTTATATGTGTCAAAATATAAATATAAAATTGAATATATTAACGGGGTTCTTAAAAACAATAATAATGATATTCTTTTATATTTAACATAGTTCTTCATACATCCTAATACAGGTATAATTATTAATGAATACATCATATATATATGGATAAATTTATACTTAAATCAAATTTAATATAACTTTAATTTTTTTCTATATTATATTATAAAACAATGGGAACGGATCAAATTATGTATTGTATAGTTGCGTTAATTTTAGGAATGCTTTTGGCAAATATGCTTAAAAATGTATGTGGGTGTAAGAATGTTGTAGAGGGATCGAAAGTTCACGGCTCCAAACTCAAGGATTATATCGTTGGTCTGGATGGGTACACGGTGGGGTGCGTGGAGTCGAGCCTCGGTCGTTGCGCCAAGTTTCCGCCATTCAAATGCGATAAGGGCAAAATCGCTGCATCGATTTTATCGTGCCAGGATAACCGACCACACGGCATGGAATATATATATAAATAAATTTATACTTAAATCAAATTTAATATAAATTTGATTGATTTATTATCATAAAATAAATAGACATACAGAAACAGATTTAAAAAATGAGATCAAAAGAAGAACATGATACTGTTAAATGGATGTTGAATAAAGGATTTTCTAATAACTATATAGAACATACTATTAATATTTTTGAAAAAGAAGGAATATCATTCAGTATAAAAACTATGAATTCTTTCAGTTTAAAAGAACTTAAAGAAGGATTTGAATATTTTGATAGAAAAGATAACGAAGATTTTATTAAAGAAATATTATCAGATATGAAAGGATTTAATATTAAAGAAAGTATTAAACAGTTATGTCATTAATTGTATCATTAATTTCTGTATAATTATAATATATTGGTGATGTAGAATTATTATCATACAATATACCATCATTTGTTAGTAAATATACAGATGCAAGTAATAATAAAGATATTGTAGTGAAGCATATACATTTTTTATGTTTTTTTAATTCTATATTCATATATTTATATATATATATATATATTATAAATCTTAAATATTCAGGTTTATATTATAAATTTGAATTATTTATTTATTTATATTATTAACATGGATAATAAAACTATATCAGAATTAAGGGAATATTGTAGAGAGAATAATTTAAATGGTCATAGTAAATATACTAAAAAACAAGATCTTCTTAATTTTGTAAATGGATATATCAAGAATATAAAGAATCAACAAATTATTGAAGATAATAAATATGCTAATGCTTTATTAGAATCTGAAAAAGAATATCATAAAAATGAACAAAGAAAAATATATTTGAAACAAAGAGAAGCATTTATGAAACAAAGAGAAGAATTTCTGAAGAAAAAAAAAGAAGAAGAACTTAAAAAACAAGAAGATATTATTAAAAATAAATTAATTCAAGAAACATTGACAAATCAAAATGAAGAATATGAAAATGCTTTGAAAGCAGATTTATTACAAAAAGAGAAGGAAGAGTATATTATAGAAAGAGATAAAATGTATGCTCAAAAAATTAGTAATGAAGAATTAGATAAAATGCGATTAGCTAGATTATCTAGATTTAGTTGATATTATTTATATATATTATTTACTTGATTATTTACTCTCATAAAAGTTGTACATTTTGATAAGTCTTTTAAATTTTTTGCGTTTACATATGTACAAGTTGATCTAATCCCACCTAATAAATCATTAATTGTATTTTCAACAGATCCTTTATATTTTATTTTTACTGTTTTTCCTTCAGATGATCGATATTTATTTACACCTCCATAATGTTTATTCATAGCTGTATCTGAACTCATACCATAAAATACTTTATATTTTTCATCATTTTCTTCTATTAATTCTCCCCCTGATTCATCATGTCCTGCTAATATAGAACCTAACATAACAAAATCAGCACCGGCACCGAATGCTTTCGCCGCATCACCTGGACATGTTATACCTCCATCAGATATAATATGACCATTACATCCGTGTGCTGCATCAGAACACTCAATAATAGAACTTAATTGTGGCATCCCCACACCTGTTTGTAATCTGGTTGTACATACTGATCCTGAACCAATACCTACTTTAACAATATCTACTTTTCCATTTAATATTAATTCTTCAACCATTTCTCTACTCACTACATTACCAGCAATTAATATACAATCTGGAATTAATTCTCTTACTTTTATACAAAAATCTACTAATTTTTTAATATATCCATTTGCAATATCTACACATACTATATTACATTTACTGGGATATTTATTATATAGAAAACTTAATTTATTAAAATCTTCGTCACGGATACCAATCGATACAATATAATTATTATCACAATTTTCTGGATATTCATCAACATTCATAAATTTATGAAAACATGTTAATATATTATATTCATTTAACTTATTATACATATCCACCGTACCAACTGTATCCATATTTGAAGCAATAATCGGTATTCCATTCCATATCTGTTTAGAATGTGGAAATTTAAATTCTCTTTCCATCACAATATCTTTTCGCGATTCCAATGTAGATCTTTTAGGTCGGATTAATACATCACTAAAATCTAATTTTATATCTTGTTCAATCTTCATATTTAATATTATTATCAATTTATATTTAAATAGATTATATTGAAATCCTATACAGAAAAAGTAGTACCACATCCACATTTTCCTGTAGCATTTGGATTTTCGAATATAAATCTATTTCCCATTATATCTTGTGTCCAATCAATAGTTGTTCCTAATAAATATAATAATGATTTACCACAAACATTTATTTTAAAATCATCTATCTTAACTATTTCATCTATTTTTTTGGGTTCATCATTATTAGGTTCTAGATTATATTTTAAACCATTACAACCTCCTCCTTCAATACTGAATAATATATATTTTGATTTATTTGTATTCATAATATTACTTAATTGTTTACTCGCCACAGCTGTCACATTAATAACACTTTTATTCATATATTAATTAATATATAATTTTATGAAGCATATTTAACAGTCCATTCTTTAGCAATTCTATTGTGTTCAATTTTATTTGTTTTATATAAGTTTGCTATTTCAGGAACCAATGGATCGTCTGGATTAGGATCTGATAATAATGATGTTATGGATAATAATAATTTTGATATTGTTAATGAAGGACTCCATTGGTCTTTTAATATATCTAAACATATTGAACCATTAGAATTTACATTACAATGATATATTTTTGTTTCAAAATTCACTTTTGGTGGTTTAAAAGGATAATCTGTTGGTAGATATATTTTTAAGAAAAATACTCCACCTATATAAGGTGTATCTTCTGGACCCAATATAGTAGCTTCCCAACTAAAATAATCATTTTTTATTGGACCAGCACTACAATTCGCAGGTGGATCATCCATTAATTCTTTATGTTCTTTTTTGATTCTTTTCAATGACATTGTATATATTATAATACTTGTTATTATTTTAAATATATTAAATTTAAGGAACATATTCATCCGCCACTATTCCAATTAATTTTTCGACGGGAGTACATTTTTTTCTCCGTCTTTCTTCATGATCCACCTTATCATTATCATCATATTTCAATTCTACAAAAATTACTTTCTTTTGATATCTAGTTCTAAAAAAATCAAACCAGCTACGCATGGAATTTTCATCTTGCGTATATTTTTCTAAAATATTCTTAGGAACACTAGTATTTAGAAATTCCGTCTGACTAGCGCTCCATTCACCCGGATCCTGCCATTTTTTTTCCCAATCATCATCATTATAAAAACCACACGGGTCCCAAATTAGCTCTATAATAGGACTTTGAAATACTACCTCTTTTTCTTCGGGTAATCTAGATTTTTCTTCATCCATTACTATATATGGCATGTTTTCATCCACCTTCCATATTATACATATGTGACCTTGTCCTACACCTTTTGACCTTGAAAAATCCGCCGCAATATCAGATGATTTACTCACAGAAAAGAATCCATTTTCTTTATATTGTCCATTTTGATCGAATGGATATATCCACATATCCTTAATACCTCTAAAGTATCTGTGCTTAAACTCGTCACCTAATACAACAATATCACTTTTACAAGCGTAACCTTGTGTCAATCCTTCTATTAATTGTTTTGTTTTTACCTTGAATATTTCACGTTTAGTATTTAACGACACCCACCATGATGGCGCATTCGGTTTATCATCATCACGCAGGTGTTGATATTGTTTTAAAATATAATTATCTAATATTGATCCGGGCTCAAAATAAGTTTTGGGATTTCTCTTGAAACCATTCACATAATTATCAAAATAACGCGAATAATCCATACAAAATAAAATGAATGTCTTGCGACCCTCACAAGTTTTTTTTCCAATAGCGTTTCTAATAAAACCATACATATCCCAATCTAAAAAACGATCGGATATACTCCAACTATCATTATACGGTTTAACTATATATATGGTCCCAATATTACTTATGTTGATGCTTTTTGTTAAATTTTGAGATATAAATATACCAGGGTTTGACTGGGGATCATTTGAGAGTGTACCATCTCCACCCAAAGGTGCTTCTATTTTTTCATCAAATCCTAATCCTATAAAATTTCTATCTCCATATTGAATATGTGAAGTTTCATATAATGTCCTCTCTGTATCTTTAGAATCCGTTATCATTTTTGCCTTTATTAATTGTTTAGAACCTGTTATTTTTAGTCCCTTAAAATTATCTTCTGCTTTAATAATATATACTTTTCCTATATTGACATCGCGTAAACCTTTATATTTTCTGAGAGCATCTTTCTCTATTAGTGTCATGGGAGTGAAAGGAGACACAATTAAACATACAAAACCTTTATTCTTTATTAATTCGTGTATGTATGGAAATTCTGGTCCTTTAATACTATTATTCAAATCAATTAGGAGAGGTACAGAAGCAGAGGGGTCCTCTTCATCTCTTAAATTTAATAAAACTAACAGTTGATTATATGATTTTTCAACAAAATTTTTAAGAGATTCAAAAAGTCCTCCTCCTTTTTTTATTGCTTTATGATGTATTTTTTTGCTTATGGGAAGTTTAGATTTTGATTTTTTTTTTTTTTTAGTTTTAGTATTAGTTTTAGTTTTGTTTTTTGGTTTTGTTTTCGTAGATTTATTTTTGGGTTTTACACTTTTTTTTTTATCTTTCATTAAATTACTAGATTTTTTTGCCCGTCGAGTTTTTGGCTTTGTGATAATTTTGATTTTGTGCCTGCGTGACTTCCTCTTTGATTTAAGTTTTTTGTTGTATACCTTGGAACCTTTTTTTGATTGATTTTCATAGTTTATTATTGCTTCATTTTTTTCTTTATCAGAGTTCCAATTAAGTCCGTGAAGTTTTTCTCGAAGACCCTCATATTTAGAATAATACTCTTCATATATTCTTTTCATATGGTTTGTTGATATATTATATATAATAGGTAGTTTAACTCCTATCTCCATTAAACTAAAGTTATCTTGAAAGTAATCTGTGATTTCTGGATTTAAGTCTACAGTATCACTATCTTTCATATATACTTGTCCCTCTTTAGAACTGACCGCGTCCATATAATCAAAGGGATTTTCACCTTCATCTGAGATTTCTGGTGGACGCACATCATCAGGCGGGCTATAAAATTCAATTATCTCGAGGGTTCGCTTCTTATTCTTTAGAACAGAATCTTTCCAGAAATTTAATTTTTTTAACACTCGTTTACACATATCATAAAACCAAAATACACGAGGAAATAGTGTATCATATTTTATAATATCTTTTTCCATTTTCGACACCACCCTTTTTAAAAAAGAGCTGGTATAAAAATTCTTTTGCATGTTCGACTCATAAAATATTTTTTCCAAAAAATTAGAATTCTTACTATTATGGGGAACAATTACTTTTAAATACTGGTCATCCAAAATTTCGGATGAAAGAATACCAATACTACTAAAAAAAACTTTGAGTGTTTTATAAAATTGGTTTGGGTCGCCGCTGAGATGATGTTTACCCGGGTGTTCCAAAGTATGTTTTTTTAGTTTAGTCTCGACAAATCCCATGTCCCAATCTCTGGGACGCTTTAATTTGGCAGCTGATCTGAGAAGATCATCCGATCTGAGAAGATCATCCGGTCTGAGAAGATCATCCGATCTGAGAAGATCATCCGGTCTGAGAAGATCATCCGATCTGAGAAGATCATCCGGTCTGAGAAGATCATCCATTATAATATATATATTATAAAAAAAATTATATTATATCAATGAATGCGTATATATTATATTAATATATTTATAAATTAGAACTCATATATAATTTATTCATTACTGATTTATAATCTAAGTTTAATCCTATTCTGAATATTTTTCCACTATTATCTCTTTTAAACATATCTTTAGTTAAATAAACATTTCCTTTATAATAATTTTTATTTCTTTTCAAATCATTTATGACTAGTTCTGTTCCTAAATATTCATGTTTGATTGTATCTTCTTGTAAATTATGACCATATGTAGCAAATACATAATCTTCAATTAATACAGATTGCCTATTACTAATTACAAAAGTATACATTTCTTCACATTTAATAGATTCTGGTTTTTTAATATTAATTGGGAAATTCCAACCACTTGTTAACCCAAAACCTATAATGGGATGATATGGTGTAATATTTAATACATTATTATCTAATCCTTTCAATGATACCATAGTTTCTATATTATCACATTTTGTAACTATTACACATTCAATATATCCTGATTCTATATGTTGTACGCCATTTATGATATCTACTGTTATAACTTCATCTCCCTTTTTAACATCTTCTACTTTCTTAAATATATTATCTTCCATACGAATTCTACTTCCCTTGGCACAACATCCTCCGCCTTGAACATTATACGAAGCCATTGTCTGCATACGTGGTAATGCTGGACGATTATGTGATCCTGGATAATTGAAACCAAATGCACGTTGTGTTTCTTTAGGTGGTGGCATATTATCAAAGATATCTGATACTTCATCTCTTAGTTTTTCAAATAATTCTCCGCCAAAATTACTCACACCTTTATCCTTAAAATTATTACATATCTCATTTTCATATGCTGTTTTTAATGATCTTAAATAATGAATACCCCATTTAGTAAACCAATCCTCTCTTTCACCTTGAGATGTCATATTTAATGCTTCTTTTACCTGTCCATCCAGATCCAATACTATATTTTTTATATATTCATTATCTTTTACTTCTCTATTACAAGATATTTCTAATAATAGATTATCTAATGTTGTTTTAAATCCATCATCATTGAATTTCTTAAGAGTAATACATCCATCTAACATATTATATGTTTTATATCTGTATAATTGTTCATAATAATAGTCATCCAATATATCATGTAAATCAGATTTAATAGTTTTTCCATTAATATTTATTTCTACATTCGATACATCCTTATCTACTTGCATTACAATATTTTTACTTTGACCATATTTTAATGAATTAATTTTAATTTCTTGAATACTGTCATCTACATAATTAATTTTTACAGGAATATTATAAAGTGCTGTTGTAAAGAAATTACTTACTCCATGAATAAATACATTTCCTAATAATGATGAATCAGGAATAAATGAATATCCATCTCCACCAGATAATTTGGAAATATTATCCAATAATTCAGATTTAAGACTATATCCAAATCCATAACAATTTATCATACATTTAAAATCATGATGATTAAAATATTTTTCTAATTCATATTCATGACCTCTATTAGGTTCAATATTAGGAACTCCATCTGTTAGAAGTTTAATAACTTTCATTTTATTAGGTGGTGAATGAAGTCTCAAACAATCCAATGATGTTTTTAGACCATCCCATATATTCGTTGTACTCAATGGTGTTAAATTGTCTAATCCTTCTTCAATTAATTTCTTATTTTCAACCGTACATGACATATTTACAAATATTTCCTTAGCTCTATCTGTATATGTAATAATTGAAATATTATCTTTTACATTTAATGTATTCAAAATAGTTTTAGCAGCAGAAACTGTTAGTGATAATACTGAAATACCATGACTAACTGAACTACCATCACCACCCTTAATTGGAGCATCTGAACCCATTGACCCAGACACATCAATACATAATACCATATCTACTGGTTGTCTAATAACCATATTAGGAACATCAGTTCTAATAAAGAGAAGACCATCCTTAACAGATGCTTTAAATTCTATATTGTTTTGAACATCATTAAATTCCTTAAGATCTTCTTTTAATACTTGTGATTCAATCTTAAGTTGGTCTTCAGATAGTTTATCTCTCATAGAATCGATAGTTTTCTTAAAAGGAATATTAGTATATAAATCTTTTTCAATCAAAGGTTTTCTAGTCAAAGGAGATGTATTACTCTTAGATAACCATTTCATAATAGCAGAGCGTTCATATGTATGACCTTCCTGATCAGTAACAGGATCTTTCATTAGTTCACCAGTAATAGGACAGTAAAAGTCATTCGGTACAAAGATTGTTTCCATATTTAATATATATATAATATTAAATTTACTTTTAAATCAAATTTATTTATAATATATTATATTATAAATGATAGGTTCTGGTAAAAAAAAACATAAAAAGAAGAAAAATATAGAAAAAAATAGTAAAACAAAAAAATATTCAAGAACAAGGAAAGAACATAGAGCATTAAAAAGATCTGAAAGGAAAATAATATTAAAAAATCGTTATAATTTATCTGATTCATCCGAATTTAAAAGTGTATCTCAAAAATTAGATGAACATTTAAGTGCAGCAGAATTTAAAAGCGCATCTGAGAAATACTCAGAAAAAGGTCTCCGTGTAAAATCTATGGAAGAAAATAATCAAAAATTAATTGAACGAGTTATTTCTTTTAAAAAAGGAATATATTCTCCTAATATTTTAAATAAAAGTGAATTTGAACATATATTAACTACTAATGATATTAATGATTATAATTCCGGAGCACCACTAAAAATGAGTCATATAGCATATATTTATTTAAGTTTAAAATATCCTAATATATGTATACCCGATAAAAAAATAGATAAACACGGGTTTATTCATTCATATGTAGATGGTCAAGAAGGTGGTTTATACTGGTGTCAAAATGTATCAGAATCAGGACTAGGACCAGGACCAGAATCAGAACCATCCTCCATAAACAGCAGTGATGATGTATTGGGTGGTGGAGCCCAACGTCATACATGTCCAGCAGAAACATTACAATTTGAAGGTCAACCACCTGTATATCGTCTTGATCCTGAAACTGTAAATAAATCAACATTCGCAAGAAACTTTAAAAGATGTTTGGAATTACCTGTCTCTGTATCACGATTCATAATAATAATATTAAATATATGGAATTGTAATGGTGGTGGTGCCCATGCAAATGTATTGATTTATGATAAAACTAATCATACTTTAGAAAGATATGAACCCAATGGAATCAATACAAGTTTTTATAGTAGTTTTAAATTAGATAGAGAATTAGAACGTGCTTTTAATGCAATGACACCCACCGATACGACTATATCAGAACTTGGTGGTACTTTCTTTGGACCACATAGTTTCACTGATTTTGGGATTCAAAATATGGAAGGCCTAAATCCACGTAAAAAACCATCTACAAAATCATGGGAAAAACCTGAATCAATTGAAAAAGGTTTCTGCTTTTTCTGGAGTATCCTATATATTGAATATAAATTAAATAATCCTGATATTGAAAGAAAAGATATTATACCATTAATTTATAAAATGGCAAGATTATCACTTGATAAGAAAAATAATTTTCAACCATTAGCAATAATAGATGATGACGCCGGTGTAGTTGAATTAGGAAAAACTATATCAGCTAAAATCCCTGATGAATTTAGTCGATATTATAGAGGTAATTATAGTGCCATAAAAGGAAAAAAAATAAAATATGATTTCAATAGTTATATTAGAAGTTATGCTTTATTTATGTATATTATCATGGGATATGTAACTGAAATTATTGAATTATATGGGTTTGAATCACCAGAACTTATCACACAAAAATATGAAGATGGTATTAATCGCATGTTAAATTATATTAAAAGTAATGCCGGCCAAAAAGTAATAAAAAAGAAAAAGAAAAAGAATAAGAAATCTAAAAAACTTAAATCTAAACCTAACTAAATAATATTATATTTATATAATTTTCATCCAATAATACAAATTAATTTATGAATTCTTTTTATCATATTTTCATTTTTAAAACATTTCAACCATTTTGCTAATATTTTTAATAATTCATCCTTATATTTAATCATATATTCTTTACATTTTTCTTTAATATCTTTCTTCATTTTTATATTAAATATATCCTCAAAATATAAATCTAAACAATGATCATCAATACTATATACTTTACCATCCACTTCATTTATTATAAAATTCCTAGCACAATGATCATTACATCCAATTACTAATCTAAATAAATAATTCTTAAAGAATTCCATAAAATTATCCTCATTTATATTATCAAAATTATAATTATTATTTAATCCATTATAAATATAAATATTTTCTTCTAATTTACTAGATTTTAAGTGCTTACAATTATAATCATAATCTAATAAACTATCTGATTTCATCCAATTTTCTTCGAATAAATTAACAAATTCTACATTCAAATGATTCATTTTTAATTTCTTTTTAATATTTTCAGTTCTAACTATCTGTTTTCTCATTTCATGAGTCATAGGTCCTTTTAATACATATTTCTTACCATATTCTAATGAAGTAGCATAATATACTTGCGGTTTCCCTCTACTAGTAATTAATTGTACCTGAACTACATCTTTATATCCAGGGATAATTTTTTCATATATATCTTTTTTTCCTTCTTTCCATAATTTATATACAATCTTAGTTTTACCATTTCCCATATTTTCTTCATCATCTAAATATACTTTCTTACATTCTTCCGCATATTTATCACCAGTTTCATAAATGTTTTCATTTACTACTAAACTATTATCAAAGAAGAATTTATATCCTTTAGTACCTCCAGATACGTGTTTATCTTTTACCCAGAAAGGTATTTCATCAAATCTTTTCTTTTCAGGTAATTCAATATCTAACGTATATTCTTGATTTAATTCAGGTCTTCTTTTAAACATAATATATAAAGCCCATACAAGATTATTCTTTCCAGAAAATGAATACAATTTGCAATATTTTTTTCCTATATATTCACGAATACTTTTATAATCATCATCTCTTACATACTCAGTCATCTTAATAGCCTCAATTAATTCAGGATTATCTGTTTTAAGATTATTCATACTATAATGAAGTGCTAATCTAGATAACCAAGCAGGATCATGTGTTTTCTTTAATCTACAACATATTACTACATATTTAAATAAATCTTCATCTTTACATCCAACGATTTCATTAGATAATTCAATATGACCAATATCTTCATTCGTAACATATACTAATCTTTTTCTTAATGAATTAGGTGTACCTTCTTTATACAGAATATCAGAATAATATAAACATTCTTCTTCTAATCCTCTCCTCATACATTTCTGAATAACAGAATATAATAATCCAATACTTCCTTCAGATGTTTGTTTTCTTAAGAATGCCATAGTTTTAATTATAAATATTTTAAATATTATATCAAATTTTTATAATATATATATATATATGCCTAAAAAATCCAAATCCAGACCCAGATCAAAATCAAAATCCAGATCAAAATCAAGATCAAAATCAAAATCCAGATCAAAATCAAAATCAAAATCAAAATCAAAATCAATATCTAAATCCAGTTCCAATTATGGTGGGTTAGATAGCATATCATCTTTAAGCGAAGGTGAACGGGTTCTTAGAGTTTCAAAATTCAATCCTACAAATAGTTTGGCGCATACAATTTATGATTATTTAAAAATAAATGGAGGAAAATTTTTTTACGAAGTTAAAAATAATGATAGAATACAAAAAAGTAAACAAATGTCTGATAAAACTATAAAATATAAATTAATAGGGAAAGGAAAATATGGAAAAGTTTTTAGAGCAGAACATGGTGACCAGTTAACTTCTATTAAAATAGTTAATTTAAAAGGTGTGGATGATACTGCCATGGATAAACATTTACTAATTGATGAACTAAAAAGAGAAATTTATATATTAAATAAGGTTAGTCAACACACCAATTTTTTAAAATATTTTGGTCGTTTATTTCAAGGCGAACATTTATATATATTTATGGAATATTTCAACGGAAGAACATTGAACGAAGTAATACGTTCCAGATTATTTAAGACCCCTTCACCTGCTAACAATATTACTGATGAAGGCATACAATTATTTAAAAATATATGTAATAGTATATGTTTTTTACATAGTAAAAATATTGTTCATCAAGATTTAAATGGAGGAAATATTTTAGTTAATGCTGAAGGTGAACATAAAATATTGGATTTCGGAATGTCATTATGCTTCAGTAAAAAGAAAAAATCATTATGTATGAACATGGATGAAAAAGTTATTTGGGAATTTCCTGATACGCATAGGGAATGGATCGCTCCATGGAGAATACAAGGTTGTAATTCAAATGGTTGTTCATATCATGATCTTAAAATAGGTGATTACTGGGCAATTATACATATTTTTTTAAAAAATATAAAAATCACCGATTTTTCAAAGTTCACAAAATTTTTTAAATCCATATATACTTCTAAACCATTTACTAGTGCTTTTCCAAATTTTTACCGCATGGTCATAGATGAGGACTATTTTCCCGAAAATTTAAAATTCGATATAACTCTATAAATATTTAATTAATTATATTTTTTAATATAATATATTATAAATGTTCAGCGTTGATACTAAAGAAAGAATTAAAGTAGGTGCTCTATTCATATTTCAAAGTTATAAAGTAATAATGGGTTCTATGCTGAGTTTATTTGTTCCTCAACTATGTGAAAACGAGGAAGTATGTACTATATCTGATAATCTTTTACATCATGATAACGATGTATTCCATCAAGTTACATTAGGATTTAATTTCTTATCTGTATTATTATTTATTGGTGTATATGTGATTGAATTAAAACGTGAAAATTGGTGCGTTAAATATTTAGATATTGATCATAATATTCCTGATAATAATTTAGAAAGTATTATAAAAGATAAACCAGATTTATTATTACCATTATCTAAACATAATACATTATATTTTAAAAGTATATTTATTACATCTATTATATATAGTATTAATTTAGTATTATCTAGTATTTTAATTTATGATAATTATGCAGGTATTCCATCTGTTACAAGTTATATGTCATATGTTGTATTAATTTTACTCAAAATATATAATTCATTATTTATATCATATGATTCTATGAAAAATAATAAAGCATTGAGTGCTTATATTATAGAATTTACATCATATAATAAAATAGACGTAGATCACGCACATAAATACGAAATAGAAGATAACCATTCTGAAGAAGATACATCTACAAATGATGAAAAAATAGAATTAGTTAAACCTGTTGTAAATTTAAAAGATGCTATTAAAGATGAAGATATTAAAATAGATGTTTAATTTATATGTTAAATGATTTACCTACCGAATTATTAGATAACATAATTTATAATATTAATACAACAGAAGATATATTAAATATAAGATTAGTTAATAAAAATTTATATAATTTATTAAGAGAAATTCCTATTTATAAATATGAACAATTAATTTATAATATAATATTTAATGCTAATAATATAAAAAAATATCATAATGATGAATTAATGAAAGAAATTGTATTCATACCATATGGAGGTGTGCAGGTATACGATTATCATAATTATACAAATGTATATTTTTTCTCAACACCAAAAAAAAGAACGTATCAAAAAAATAGATTAATTAATCCTAAATTAATTCATCCTAATTATGTTGGTTGTAATATTTTCTAACATGTTATTCCTAAATATTTTAATGTATTTGTTTCAACTCCAAATAAATAATGAAAAAATATACTCAATACAAATAAACCAATTGTAGTTAATATTAATGGTATATCTGTTAAATATGTTATCAACATAGCAAAACAAACGGTTAGATAATAATCAACCAAAGCCGTATTCAAAAATCTATACTTATGTACACCTTCCCCTACTTTTCCAAAAATATTTTTATATTCACTAAATATACACATTTAATTATATATATATATTATTTAATAATCAATTATTTTATATGGTGTATCCTCAAAATTTTTAATGATTTTTTCGATATCTAAAGGTTTATCTTCTTTTTCTAATATAGTTAATTCAAATGTTTTTGTATTTCTGTCACAAAACATTTCTATACCGTCCATTTCTTCACATAATTCCTCCATTATACCACGGTTCATTTCATCAAAATCAATATCATAATATTCACCGGTTTGTTTGGCCTCTGTTAGCAAATTATCATATTCATATAACGATTTTTGAAAATCTTCCCAAAATTGTTTATCTTTTATATCATTCATTACGGTATTTTCTTCTTCATATAAATCTATCCAAAATTGTTTATCTTCTTCATTTTGTAATATTCCTTTAGATTCTTGAATATTATTCTCAATAATATAATTGGTTGGTTTAATATCATTATCATATAAGAAAGGTTTCATGGGAATTGATACGCAAATACTAGGAACCAATAATAACAGATATTTCATAATATTCATAGTATTCATAATATTCATGATATTAATTATTGTATTATTATTCTTAATTATATTTCAAATTTAAGTAAATTTGATTACATTATAAGATATATTTATATTAAATAATAATGAACTTTATTATTTTCATTATATTTATTACGTGCTTTCTACCCAATATTCACGGATATAATTATGATGCTGGTAATACTGGACATAATCCTTATATGGATGATAAAACCCGATCAAGTTTTAAAAGACGCAATATATTAGGTCAAAATTTAGATAAAAATGGAAAAACAAAACATATACCACTTTATTCAAGATATAATAATAATAAAAGATATGATAAATTAGATTATAAAACACACTTCATTGAACCAACGAATGATCCTATTGTAAATGAATACATATTAAATAAAAAACTTATAAGTGAACCTAGAAAAATTAATTTAGATGATGATATTCTAGTTAGAGATTTATATTATTATGATAAATTTTCCTTCAAGGATAATTGGGCTAAATCATGGAAAGATTCAGATGTATGGTAAAAAAATTTGATTCAAATACTTAAGATAAAGTATATTGATTACTATGGCAAAACATTATAATAGAAAGTTTGTAAAAGATATCATAGGGACTCTCAAGAAAAATGGTTTTGATTGTGTACAACATTCTAATAATAAAAACAAATATGATATAAGTAAAAATGGAGGATACGTTGTGAGAGCTGTACATTCTGGTATGTCTTGCTTTCATGAATTGAGGCGAGATCTTAAAGAATATTATAATTTTAATATCAATGAAAATTAGTTTATTAACTATAACATGTATCACACATACATTGAGCACCATTGGACCAACCTCCACACTTCAATTTAGTATAACCCATTTCAATCATATTTTTTTCATATGAATATTCTCTGTAATATTTTTGTATGATTGATGAAGATGATCTCCTCTTATCATATTCATTCATTATTTTTTCAACTATATCTGATATAAGAATATCATCATATAATATTTTTGTGAAAGCTAATCTGCTTTCAGTTTCCATTAAATTTGAGATTTCAATTGAGATTATTTAAATATCAAATTTAACCAATAATTTAACAAATTATAATGGTTTTCAAAAACAAAAGTAAAGACAATACTTGCTCTAAATCTGCTCTTTCCAAGAAGAGAGAAAAGAACGCGTATAAAGGTAAGAAAAAAACCAATTTCAAGAAATATAAATGTAAGATGGACGAATGTTGCATCTGCTATGAAACTTTTCCCGTCACTGTTGATAATACTATTTCTTGTAATAAAACCGTGCATACTTTATGCTCTGAATGTAAGGACAAACTGGTGGGAGGCAACTGTCCCATGTGTCGTTCTCATACTGTTAAACCTCCCTCCAAGATTATCATTATTCCAGTATACCGGCAGAAATTAAAAACAAATAACTCAAAATATGTAACTGATTTTAGTATGATGTCTAGCAAACAAAGGCGAAATTTCTATAGAAAAGATAAAAATGGCCGAGTAATTGGTCAGAATCAAATTATTAGAGAAAGGACCGGTTGGACCACTCGTTATATGGGTCTCGGTGATTATCTTATGTGGTTCTCAGATGAAAGAGTCGCAAGATACAACGGCGGTGAAACTACAGAATATGATTCGGATGAGCAATCAGACATATCATTGGACGATTCATCGGACGATTCATCAGACATATCATTAGATGATACAGTAAGTACCTTAAGTCTTACTGATACCTCTGTAGGAGAAATGGATGCTTTCTCATCCGATGAAGAAGATTCTACTGAAGACGAAGAAGTTAATGGATTTATTCGCTTCTACATTGATAGATCCCTATCATTTGAAGAAAACCTTAGAAATTATTACAATAGCAGGATGGTGAACAGTTAATATATATATATATATAATGTGTAAATTTGATTAATAAATAAGTTTTTTTATCATAATTATAATGGACTTGAATTGCCAAATTTCACCAGATTTATATATCTTAAATAAATATAATAAATTATATCCATGGATTCCTAATTCAGAACAAATTAGACCTACAGGTATGAATATTTTAATGAAAGAAAGAATGCTTGATAAAATTAATAATGAATATAATTCATTGAAAGATTATATCCTAATAGATTTATTTAAATATGATTTCATTACAAATAATAAAAATAAATATCAAATTATTAAAGACAATAATATAAAATTACATAAATTTCAAGTATGTAGATTTAAATATGATATTCATCCTAAAACATTTCATTATATAATGTGGTACACTTGTGATAAAAAATATTTATCTGATGGGGAGGTTAATAAAGATATTATAAATTCTATATTTAATATTATTAAAGATGATAAATTTACATTCGTTTGGTATGAAAATCCTAAAATGAGTATCCCAGAAATTTATCATATTCAAGTATTCTGGATTAAATTAAATTAAATTAAATTAAAATGTTGGAATATTATATAATGCCTAAAGGTACACCAAGAGCCGGATCCGCCCCAAGTACCTTCAGGGAAATGTTCGATTGGTGCTTCTATGGTGAAGACGGTAAAGGTCATGAGTATACGATTGAAAACCGCGGAGAACAAATGCTCAGTTCGGGCACAAGTTTGATCGAACAAATCGATAAAGGTGATCATATCCAGGGGTTAGAAGATGCAAAAAATATATTAACGTGTTTAAAATATTCCGGTTACCATCTTACAAAAAGGACCGCGCCTATATTTAATTTTGGATTTGCAATATTCATATTATTTCTTGATGTTGATAAAATGGAAAAGTTGCGTCAACAAAAATTATTATATGCTGATCAATTGAAAAAAGTTTTTAAAGTCTTAACGGTTTCATCAATTTTAAATCTTGGAACAGCATTTCATGCAGCGAAATCCGCTTTAGGTCGGACAGAAGGTGCTCCCACAATTTTGAAAATCTGCATACTACTCGAAGAACAGTTTCTTATAGGTACTAAGATTGGTAGATTTGATGACGAACCCGGGTCTTTTGATTTCATGAGTGTCCCGCGCATAAAAGAAGCACCTGACCCTATAAAAGAGGGATTTAAAATAAATGCACCCACGAACGACATCACGAGTCGATACTGCGAGCGGTGGTACATAGCAATAATGAATAAAATATTAGATGCAGGTGGTGAAGAAAAAGCTCTAGAAAAGGCCCATGATGAGACTGGTTTGAAACTACTACCGGTACCGAGTACTCGATCCGGGCTCATAAAATACAATAAATATTTTGATACGGTTGTCGTAGACTACTTCCTGGATAATCCTTCTGTTAATGCTAATTTTAGTGCTTTACCACATCCGTATGCGGTACAGAACACAAGAGCACAAGCAGCGAGTTCTGAATTGATGAAATGGCTTTACTTCATTACAAATATGACATTGTATTTCAAAGAGGATGGTAAAACAATATTTGATTATTTGAAAGGTACTGGCCTCAGTGCGCAGGGTCAGCCGGATAAACTTAGACCTTTAAATGATTTTTTAAAAGATCTAGATACACTTCCGACTACATTTTTCGGTATTGCTCAATCTGTATTTGTATTTCACCCCAATATACATAACGCCGAAAACCAGAACCCTCTACACAAAGGACTTGCTGCACATTTAGAATACTGTCCCGATGCTAATGGCGGTACCGAGGCAGCTATCCCGGAAGATTTTGGTATAATAGTATATCCCGAAAAACTGAAAATTGAGCACGTAATCGCCGGACTTAATCGCCTACAACAGAGAGCTACATACGGATATAATTTGGATGGCACTATTAAATATGTGGACATACTAATCACCGAATTCAACGCGAAGGAGCCGGAGATCGAGAAAACCCCGCCCACCAATTTCAAGTCTGTCCTAGATTTTTTATCTGCTGAATTATGTGGTCATAAAATATCAAAAACACACACGGATTTTAGCCGGATTTTCCCGCGCCCTGCCACCACCGAAAGGTTTGCGGCGCTTGGTAATTTACCCACATTACCATTTTTCATGTCGTTTTTTGAAGAGGACGCAGACCCAGTTAGTATTCTGGAAACTCTTGAGACGGACCTCTTCGAATTATATGCCGCCGGTACAGGAGTAGGTATTGACGACGGCCATAAGCACACTATCCCTGAGAATGATTTCAGGGATTTGTTTAAGGCTTTTGATGGAGGTCATATAGTAGATCCACATGGGATCAGTGGATTCCCCCCTGCTATGATAGGTTCAGGTGAGAATCTGGTGATTAAAATTTTAGGTGATCACAAACAGGGTCCAGTAAGTGAAACCATTGAGGATATAATGAAAAAACTGGCACCGACCCTATGCTCAAGAGCCCATGCTATAAATGTAGTATGTTTAGCCATAGCACACATCAGGAATAAGGTTTTAACAGGTATTAATAAAGATACATTATTTGTTGTTGGGCAAAATCTGGATACACAAACATGTATTAGATTTTCTATAGGTTTAGGTTTATCACAATTATTATTTACATTATATAAACAAATGTATGGTAATGGCAAACCACATATTTTATCTTGTTGTCAAGGCGAAAGATCCGTTCAGGGCGGGGGGGGGTCCCAAGTTTCAGAATTGGGTCAAAGGGGGGGGGCATCTGTTCTCCTTCTCAAATTCCAGGACCAGAATGGTAAGGGTTTTGGCCGTTCAACAGCAGATGGACATTCAGAAATTGGTGTGGGTGTTGATCAATATCTACACAGGATGCTTGATGGAAAAAATATCATGAAAAATATTCTGGGAGGTTATGCGGAACTGGACGTCGGTGGAGGGGCGCCGATCCAGAACGGGGGGGATCTTAAACTCTCCCGTTATCAAAAAAATGAATTTCCCTCATTAGTTGTAGATTGTTTGACAATTTCTGGTAATATGCGTGAAAAAATAGTTAATCCATATCCTGTTATGGTGTTTATGTTAGGATGCAGACCAATCCCGTTAAAAACAAATTCCGCTGATACCGGACCAGGCCAGTTTCCTGAACAATTTTTAACTAATGATAGATTTCTTTTTGAATTATTTTATATGGCATATGGTCATATTGAATTTTCTATCATATCTATAGAACAGGAAGATTACCTTCGCGATATTATTAGATTTGCCACTTCGAAGTTTTATTATAATCAGATGAAAAAGGTACAACCTAAATTTTTAGATGAAATGGGTATATTAAAAAGTCGATTAAGCGCTATTCAAAATTCAGAGGATTCCGAATATGTTTTGCCCTTCGATACCATACAAACAATTACTGACACACTAAAAACGATACATTCTATTGGTAATTTACCGTTCCTCCTCGAAATTGAAACTGGGGAACTTTTTTCAGCCCTAGGTGGTGATTGGCTTTTGTTATATGAAAGTATGCTACCAGAAAATCTACGGAAAAATATTGCCTTACAAAATTTTACAGGGCAACCTCACACTGTAGAAGACTTATTTATTCATATCTTAAAAAAATCATCTTGGTATTACAATGTATGTTTAACATTTATAATATGTGTATCAATAAAATATTTAGATACAAAAAAAAATGAACTAATGGAGGAGTGTAAACTTGCAATGAAAAAACTAACCCATGCAGTCAATTTTTCGTTGTCTACAGAGCAAATCCGTGATCTTTCACGCCAGCCGAGTAAGAAGCGGCGACAGGAACGAGAAGCATACAGCTATATGTTACGGAGCAGTATCAAACCATGTGAAAATATTTTTCTTAAAAAATTAAAGAAAAAAAAACGCAATATAGATTTACAGAGATTTTTATTATGTAAAGCAGAATCATTAATAACTGAAGGTGGCGAATTTGGACAACATAATACTGATATAAGTATAATAGAGATGAGGGAAATCTGTAAAATGTAC